TGCTCTAGCATTAGGCATATCATATGCAAATACTCCGTATTTACCACCTGTAGTATCGGAGAAATAATTACCATAAGAGATACCGCTTGCCTGTGGACCTTGTGTTACATACCTTCTATAGACTACTGCTTGATATTTATTAATTACTCTAATAGGTCTAAATAAGAATGATAAAGTATTTTCAGTTATGTTAGCATTATTAGTAAATGAACCTGTAAAATACGGATTAGGTGATTTCCAACTTGTAGCACTTGTGATGCCGTATTTATTAGCAAGATAACCTTCAACCATCATTCTTTCTTTAGTTGCTAAGTTTCTACTATATTGTATAACTTCTGCAATTTTACCATTTAAGTAAAAAGAAGATGGTACATTTCCTAATTGATAATTTCCTGCATTAGCCTTCCAAAACGCCGCAGTAGCAGTAGCAGGTGTAGCACCATTCACAGAAAGAGAGTGTAAGGCATTACCACCTGCACCATTACCACCTGTAATACTTGCCGTGAGTATACTTGGTTGCCCTGCTACTAATGTATTATTTGCTGATGATACAATATTCCATCCGGTATCACCGCCACCCCACCACTGCCATGTGTTATTTGAATCCATACGCCCATAAAGATTGAATCCCGACCTATCAACAGGGCTATCATGTCTTGATTCAATTATACCATGTATTGCGTTATCATCTGTATCAACCATCGCTACAACAAATACTGTTATTTCATTAGTGTTTAAATTAGCGTTAAACGCAGTAGATAACAAATCATTACCATCACAATCTACAAGTGGTTTATTATTTACTACCGCCCCACCATCTGCAATAAAAGACGGTTGTGCGCTTGCCGTACCTTGAGTAAATTCAATACCATTTACATCTTTCCATGAAGCGACGGCATCTCCATCTTGCAAGTCTAAACTATCGGCTCTCAACCATAGTTGCATTTGATGAGTTGGTATATTACCCCAAGTTTTTAATTTTACAGGTGATACAGGATTATTCATTTCCATTATATAAGAACCACCATACACACTAAACATAGATGTGTGATAGAAATTCAATTTGACACCTGCGGTATCTTGGTTATTTATGTATACATTAGAAGAATTAAAATAACTCACAATACCCCTTTGTCCTACATTTCTATCGGTGTGTAAACTATATGCTTCTGTATTTACAATTATATGATTAGCATCTACACCTTCAACTACTTCACTATCTAATCCTATTCTTGGACTACTTCTACTTACTTTATCATAGTAATATCTTTGCTCTATATCTGTTGCAGATGTTGGCACTCCTACATCTCTTTCACTTACTGTTGCTTCGGGTTTAATTAAACCATCTTGAGAAATACCTAATCTACTACTTATTCCTCTAGGCACTTCATCTGTTCCGATAATATCATTTCTTGCTCTAATATACCCATCACCTATATTTGGTTCTGCGGTATTGTGGGATAAGACTAATCCTTTAGTTGTATAAAACCTTTCAAAGTCTTTAGAAAGATACCGTAAATAACCTATTGTTCCATCACTAAATGCGGTAGGGTATCTTACACCTCTTCCATTTGGTGAACTACCAACTCTATTTGCATGGTAAGGGAAAAACATGTCTGTAATTATATTTTGTACACCATCACTTAGTCCATCATAATTACCTACTTGAGATGGTATCTTTTGATAAGAATGCGCTCCTGCTACCGCATGGCTAGTAGTGGCCGAAGAAATATAATTGTTATAAGTATCATTCCAATCAATAATATTTTTAGTATTATAATATTTATAACCATGATGATAAGGTGTATATGGTCTATTATTCCCATCTATATTTGTGTTAGGGAAATGTTCATACGCATCTTGAGCATCCCAAGCAGGTCTTATACCAAATCCACGAACAGGCATTCTTCTAACATCTTCACCACGAGTATTACCCCACCAATCTACAAGATAATACTGTGAAGCAGTTGCTACATCAAATATACCTTTACCAAAACTATCGCCCCACCATTCCCTTCTTACAGTAGGATTTAATAAATTATTTATTACATTATCTACGGCCATATAACTTTGATTTCTTAATGTTCTAACAGGACAACCAAACGGTCTTGTCATACGCATACCATCTGCGTATCTTGTTTGAGTACCAAATATTTCATCATTAGCCATACCTTCAAAGTTAGTTTGTCTTTCTAGTATACCCACATAAATATCACTTAACGGGTCGCTATTTACTGTAAAGGTTAATGTTTGATTATTATTACTTGCAGAAGCGTTGGCAGATAACTCAAAAGATGTATCATTGGTTATTGATAAAACTCTTGCACCCGAAGGTATACCTGTACCGCTTACTAACATACCTTTTTCGATACGAGAGGTACTATCCATAGTTATTGTAGCATCGTTATTAACGGTATCACAAGTAGCATCAGTAAACACATTACCACCTGCATATGTAAAAGTATTACTCGCTCTATCTATCTGTACTAAAGGTCCGTGTTGGTATTCACTTAATGCGTTAGTAGCAGTTACACCGGCCTCTATGTATGCTCTCATACCATACATAGCCCATTGAGGTTTGTTGTACGGTTGTCGTAGTCCAAATCTATATCCGAATGGTCTTGGTCTTACATTAGGGAATGCTAAACTACCGTTAGTATAACTATCCCAAGCCGACATAACCGTATCGTAATCAGTATTACTTACACCTGTAGTAGCATCATAAGACCCGTCATTCCCTAAGTCTTGCCAAAGAACTCCATTGTTATTACTCGATATAGCATATCCGTATTGTGTAGGTAAATGCCAAGAAGCACTTACATAACCATATCCGTCAAGTCTACTAACTAAAGGTCCACCCCTACTACCACAAGGCCAAAAGTTGTTTAGCATAGCAGACACTATACCTGTTCTATTAGCAAAATTACCCGGAGTACCCGCTTGAGGTATGTATACATTACCTTCTGCATCTCTCTTGGTTGCTACTGTAAAAGAAGAGGCAGGTGAACCATCTCCACCAACCATTACTGTACTTCCTACTTTTATTGTAGTAGGAGTTTTTTCTCTTACTGTTATAGTAGTTCCATTATCGGATTCTACTGTATACATTCTTCCATCTACACTTATCTTAGTTCCACCGGCTATAGTAAAACTAGCATTTGTCACAATAGTATTAGTGCCACGACTTGCCACTTTACGCTCGGTGGCGTTTGTAGAGTCGGGAGGTAGAGGTGTAGAGATGTGTAAAGCAAATGGACCAAGACTTGCATAATATGTACTATCATGATAATGTATTGTTTCATATTGTTCGGGCATATTGTTTTTCGGTGTTTCATTTTTCGATGAACCTGTATTACCGAAATCGCTATTTTCATACATCATTACATTAGGTCTACCCAAATTAGGTGACCAAAGACAAATATATGCATCGGGTACATGTAAACTGTTTGTATCTCTACTACCTTGTAATGTCTGTGGTAAAGTTCTTGTCATTATACTTCTTTCCGAATCTGTAAAAATTTCAGCCGCATCTCTTTTTATATCATTTTGCTTAGATAAACGGATTATAGTACCGGCAGTTAAATTACTTGTGAAAGTACTTTGTGCGCCTGTAAGTGTGATGAGTTTAGGTTTATTCATATTTGATGCATCATGTCCACTTCTTGAAGTCCAAGTGGCAGTTCTTCTTATACCATCAGCATCCTCATAAGATAGTACTTCTCCGTAAAGTGGTTCAATTGGGAATCCACTTGCATCATCTACTGCAAGTTCTGTAGAAGATGTTAAAGAAACAAATTTACAATGTGGGTTTAAACTTATATTTCTCATCACGGAATCATAAATATTAGGATGAAGACTTGGATAACCTGCGAGTGTAAGTTGTGCGCCTATACTACCTGCATTTGCTCTTATGAATAAGTAGAAGTTATCTAAACGGTGGTGGCTTAAGAATCGGAATCCTCTTGCATTTGTAGTACCTGTAAGTGTAGTTGGTTTAGATGGGTGTACTATAGACCACCACGGTATGTTAGTAGTCATACCGGGTGTAGAATCTACAAACATCTGTGGGTGATAAGGTAGTGAATTACGAGTGAATGCCGGTGCTTCTGTGTTTTGTACACCAAACGGATTATATGTCATTAAAGGTGGTATGTTAGTAAATTGACTACCTGCATCGGGGTCATGGTCTAACATAACTTCGTTAATCATAATTTCACAACCTCTTACATCTGCCATAGTTGCATTAGCGAGTATCAAAGTTCTACCACCTGTGGTAATATCAAATTCTCTAATCCCTACTACCAATGCAGTTTGTTGGCTTGTAAGACCTATATTACTTCCATCCGGCATATTGTTAGCCGGACCATTTTCATGATAACCCATAAGTTGGTTTGAAAATAAATTAGGTTGTATGATAACTTGATACGCACCTACTACACTTGGGTCGGGAAAATGACTATTGAATGTATATCTCGCATTTGCTCTTAATACTATAGTATGTCCACCTGCTTTGTTTATTTCTCCTGCTTGACCATGAGATGCTAAAACACCATACCCGTCATGTTTAATTTTACTTTCAAACATAAGAGTAAATCCTCCACCGTGTATATCACTCGGTCCACTTGGTGTTGCCGTCATACTACCTATGACCAACAATGGGTCATAAACTGCAAGTTGGTCAGTTATACTTGATGCTAAACTACCTCCTAAATCTAAAACTACATCTTCTAATAATAATTTTTCTTTTACTGCTAAAGTAGCAGACCTACATGCTCTATGCTTGTTGTATAAACCTTGATAAGCAGGATGCGCCCAATGACCCGGCATTACTGCCATAGTTGCATTTACAAAGTGATGACCCATTCTTGGTATAGCCATAGGTGACAAATTATGAAAAGCGAATTGTTGGAAATAAGGTAATCTAGTTGCTTCTAGTTCCGGCTCTAAAGGACTTTGCTCTAAAGATAATATTTGCTCTTTAGCATCGGGGCTATTACCGCTTACTTCGGCATGGTCACGCATTCTTCTTGCCGCAAAAAATCTTGTAGTACCTGCGGGTATAGAATAAGATGGTACAATTGAAATGTTTTCAGTAATGGTATATGTGCCTAATGCGGGGTCAATTCTTTTAGCAGTAGCATATGTTGATAAAGCGTTTTCTACCGGAGATGAATTATATACATGAAGTCTTTCTTCATCTGTAATGTCATACAGTATTTGAATACCATCATCTGTTATATCTATTAATTCCCATTCACCGGCAGCCTTAGTTAGTCGTATACTACATATTGCTGATTTTCCGGTATTAGTATTTTTAATCTTAACATAATATGTCGGTCTAACTGTAAATTCATTATTATGAGTTTCAAAATTAGAATATTGTAATAGCAAACTAGATGAACCAACCGTATTATCAACTATACCATTATATACAGATTCAACTAAACTATTAGTAAATATTATAATTGCACCACCTTCTTTTACACTCGCTATAGTGTTATTGGCATTTACAACACCACTAGAATGTGAATATACATTAGGTAATTTTTCAGTAAATCCTAAATTATTTTTTGTAATGTGAAAGTACAAAGTTCTATCATGAGGTTTATACGATGTATTAATTGGATTATTATCTGTGCTACTTACCCAACCCGATTTTGTACTATCGGGGAATTTTATATCACCATGTAAATCTTGACTAATATGCTCCCATCCGTAATCATCGTAAGTTGGTCCTAATTTTGGACCTTTATTAGAAAATGTAGCACCATTTAATTTATCAAAGTCTGCATCAAATAATGGACCTGCGCCATTATGACCCCCATGAGAAGGTCTAATCATACCACCACTACCAATTGTTTCATGTTGATATGCTTGAAGTCTATCGAATCCCGACCTAACAACTATATTACCGGGTATAGTATTAGGGTCGGGTAATTGAATTTCTAAGTTAGGTTCTACTCCTAGATATTTATTTTCATTAGAATCTACGGCAGGTGCTAAACCTTCACTTAGTCTATCGGAAATTTTCTTAAATCCTCTAATAATTGTACCAAATGGAGAACCACCTTCTATTGTATGTATTTGTCCTGTATCATCTTCAACTTGTATTTCTTTAAATTGTATTTCTTCATTAGGGATGATTAAAACATTTCTTAATTCATCGGGATTTTTAGTAGCCATTTGAGGGTGCATAAGTTCCTGTGCTTGTATAATAGGGAACATAGCACTATTAGTACTTTCAAATGTAAAACGACTATTACCAAAAATTTTCTCTCCTACTACATAAGGTACATTATCTTTAACACGAGTAATTAGTGGGATAGCACCTAAACCTCTTGCATTAATAGCAGGTAGACTTAAATTACCCCCATCCATTCTTTTCCAAACTACATTTTCTACTGTGAAATTTTTAGATGGACTGTTCTTACCCATAGCAAATGCATTAGTATCTCCAACCCAAGAATCATCTTCTGCATATACTGTTGCAAATGAAGCATCGGAGTGATTTAATTTAAATTTATTTTTAGTGTGATTTATAACGCCGTCTAATAAATCTAAATTTATAGAGGCAGGACTTTCATTTATGTCTGTTAATAAATCACCTGTAGGATGCAAACAAGGAGTAGCGTTAGAAACTCTATTATCTCCAAGAGCGAAAAGGTGTATTGATGTGTTATTTACAGTTGCGGTTGCTTGATTAGATACTTGTATAGTATTGTCATCTGTATCTACACTAACTACTTGTGTATTTGCAGGTAAATTTGCATGTGCTACATGCATACCTACTTTAATGATAGATACATCATTAAAAGAAATTTCAGTATTATTATTTGCTAAAGTACCTGTTAAACTGTCATTCCATGTTGGACCTGTTAATGGGAATGCTTCATGTACACCTAAAGATACAATGTCGCTTCTTTCATTAGGTATTTGAGTATTAGGTGAAATTAATGCTTCTACATGTGGACCGGCATTTGCAGGTGCAGTAAATCTGTCAGCCGAATGTATTCTTTCATCCCATCTTGTAGTTCCGGCATATGTAATAGCAGTAGTAGGTGCTACTCCTGTTTTAGTAGCAGATACAACAGATAACCAATCTCCTGTACCCTTTATACCATCTCTATCATGTTTAGCAACTAAAGGTAATTCACTTTCATAACTAACTACAAGGAAGGCACGACTGTAAATACCCTCAAACGAATTAAGAGCATCTAATATATTATCATCACTTTCTGCTTTTTCTGTTATACCCGAATTACCATCTTGATTTAAAAATCTACCATAAGGACTTGCTTCTGTATTGTTATAAATATAACTTGTATACCAACTATCGTTAGTACCTAACCCCATATTCCATTGATAAGGAATTTGTATAGAGGAACTACCACTACTAGCCCTACCGTTAATTCTTGGGCTTGCTTCGGGGCTATGAGGCATAGGGCGTATATGTGGGAAGTGTCCTAATCCACCCATACAAGAGTTAGATGAACCGTATGGTGAGAAACCTAACTTTTGATACCAAGCACCTAAACCTGCGGCATAGAGTTTATTTCCTCCACCATCTGTTTCTACCTTTAATGAATTGAGATAAGAATATCTTTCTCCCGCCCAACCTATTGCACCTACAGGTCTTGTTCTATCTATTGCATCTACAAGACCGCTAAAGTGTACCTGTGTCATGTGGTCACGAGTTGCCTCATTTTCATTATTAAAACGATGTACACCTGCTTTACTCCATACGAATATTTTTGTAGTTTCTTGTGTAATTTTAGTACCTCCACCATTTACTGTGACATTTGTACCACCTACAGAAGCAGGGGCAATAGGCGGGAATGAAATACCCGATGCGCCTTGACATTTATTATAGAAAGAATATCCATCTTCAAAGAAAGGTAAACCGCTTATTCTATTTGGTGCAAGATAAAATCTTACTCTATAAACACCTGCTGAATGAAGATATACTTCACGAGAATGATAAGGTGCGAAGGCGGGTACTTGACCCATATTACCACCTGTAGCAAAGAAATCCCTACCACCTGTGTCTGTTCTTATCCAACCACAAGCAGGTAACTGTTCTAACACATTTTGTGCGTTACCACTTATTGATGCGATAACTGAAACTACTAAATCATTAACATGAGAATGGCCTCCATCTCCAAAATATTCTCCGTGATTGAATGGGAAAGCATTTGCAGCGAAACCATTACCATTTACACCTCCACCGTTTATTTGATATTCCACAAATGATAATTCAGCCCAACCGTATCTATCTTGACGATTTGCATTACCCATAGACGGCATAAATGTACCACCAAGAGCCTTTAGTGCGCCCTTACCCGGATTCTCGTTAATTGCTTGACCGATGATAGTCGCTAACTCTTCTCCATTTTGACATCTTGTAGCGTCTACTACTATACAATCTTCATTTACTATAGGAGTAGCACCGTTTACTTGATTAAATGTATTTGCATAACTACCCCTACTACTCTCTCCGGTTACTACTTTTGATGAAACACGAAAAGCAGTAGGGTGTACAGGTGTACTTCCCCATTTTGCTACAAATGCACCCGATGTATGATTTTTAGGATTAGCCGCTACTTGACCATCTAACCAATGACCACCCGGATGATAACCTCCATCCATGTGCCATGTCATATCAGCAGACATAGCAATACCAAAGTATGTCATAGCAGAATGTTTGTATGGGTGTGCTTTGAAATATTCAGTTGTGTTTGAAGCGGTTATTTTACCGCTTCTTGGGTTGTTAAAATGTTCTCCAAAATGACTACCATGTTCGGGTCTTTGTTCTAACTTACCTTTATTGGGTACACCCGCAGGTGGTGACCAATTCAAGGCTTGTGTAGAAGGTACGGCGTAATGATATGCGTTTCTTGCCGATTGGAATGTTTTAGTAGGCGGAGCAAATATATTTGCATCGTTAGTTAAAGCGTTAGGTAAATTCATATTGTAAGGCACTTTACTCCATGTATTACCTACTGTTACTACAGTACCCGGATGGGGTTCTTGGGTAGTAGTAGGATAAGAACCACCGGCTATATTATATGTACTTTCGGAAAATGGTATTGCTTGACCCGGACCATATATTAAATACATAGTTTTATTTTCAACTATAGGTAAATCTTGGTGTCTAAAACTATTAGGATTACGAGAAGGGTGAGTAGCATTTTGGTAATCTTCATATCTTGCAGTAGGGTGTGCAAATTGTAATACCAACGGAGTAGGTTTTTGTCTTATTACACCCGCAGAATATTTTGATGTTAGCCAACTTGGACCTGCGTTATTTGCTACTAGCAACCCTGCCATTACATCGGGGCTTAGAATATTATTTTTATTGAAGGCGGGAGAATTTATAGAACCTCTATTTTGATTTACTAACGCCGCACCGGGGAAGAAAGCAAAGAGCGCATTACAATCTAATGTAGCAAATGATGTACTTATTTCGTTTGCATTTTGAATACCTGCCGTACCTGTAGGTCCATTTGAATAAGGATGAGTATAGAATGATGAGTAATCATTTTGTGTACCATCGTTAATATCTAATGTAACACCTGTAAAACCACCACCGAAGTAAAGTGGTACGCTATGGTCTACACTATCTTTAGCACCTCTAAAGTAAACTATAGGCTCGGAATCTACGCTACCATAGAATCTTCTTCCGTTGATTTGGTGGTTAGGGTTTCTTGTCATCATAACTTTTGTATCAGCAAAAGGTTTTTCATCAAACAATTTTATAAACTCTTCATTTTGTACTATCGGTAAAAGATTTGTACCATCACTTCTAAATACTGCCGATTTATCTTTACCAATGTAAAAAGTACCTCTTTCTCCTACAGATTTATAACGAGCATAAGTAGCATTAGTATCAGCAGATTGAGGAACTAATGTAGCATGTAATCTTTTATCATGTGCAAATACAAAATCTGTAGGTATAGAAGTAAAATTTACTCCTGTGACTTTTATGAAAGCATTTGCTTTACCATCTTCAACAGGTAGAACTCTAATGTAATCATTAACTACAAAGTTCTTCCCTCCATCAATAACAGTAGCGGCAGTTATACCACCTGCGCCATTAATAGCAGTAGGCATAATTTTTGCCCCTTCACCGGAACTTACACTTGCTACTGTAAATCTAAGTGCAGTTGCCGTACCCCCATTTGTACTTAAAGTGTTATTATTTTCTACCCATAAAGCATCACCTACTACATATCCTTCTCCTAAATCCCATCTCATAGTAGTAAAATTACTAGCATTATTAATATCGGGCGGTACAGAATTAGTAGGAAGATTTACTTTCATACCTTTACCCGAACCACCGAATACATCAAACACACCTCCCGCATTAAAACCACTACCGGCTTGAGTTGGGGCGTTAGCACTTAGTACTGCACCTTTTTTACCTGTAGAATAAATAGTATCTTTAGCAAATCCTGTACCCGGTACTGAATTTCCGCTAAATGCAATAGTATTAATAGAATTTTTCCTTCTAATATTTGTATTAGCACCAAAACTCACTTCATTTATACACGGTATAATGTGGTCGCCTATACTTCTAGTAAATCCTATTCCCTTCAAATTTTTAGCCCAAACAGAAGTATCTATTGGTGAATTAGTAGAATCTACAAGCACAGGGGTAGGAGTATTAGCATGGAATCCACGACCTTTTGATTCTATTTGTAATACAGTCTTAGGTACATAACCACAGAATACTTGCTTGTTAAGTAATAAATCAGCATCACTAAGAGGTTTATTATCTGCGGCAGAAGCAGTAATACTGCCCGTCACTGTACCATCAGTGCTTACTACTCTTAATGTACAAAATACAGGTGGAGTACCGGGTATAGAAGAAAAGTCGGCAGATGGTCCTTGATTTATATTACCATCATTTAATTGACTTGTATTACCATCCGATTGAACAAAAGTAGAAGTTAAAGTAATTACATCTCCAATTTTAAATCCACTTCCTCCACCCAATAAAGTAAAAGTAGCAACACCACCTGTTCGCCCGGTAAATGGTGGACTAGGATTTGCAGATGCTTGAACATCACCCGAACCTGTAGTTGTAAGAATTTTTAGTGTAGCACCTGTACCCGAACCGCCTACTACAGTAGGATTAATTATTGTGTGTGCTTGGTCATAAATACCCGCTCCTTGTGGGTCATTAGTACCATAATACCCTACACCTGCGGTGAGAATTTCTAAACCTGTAATTGCTCCACCTGTAGATAATTCTGTGTACAGACCATATTCAGCATGTGCAGATTCAATTCCTTTATCTTTGTGTCTTGTAGCACTAAACATTGTAGAAGGTGGAATTAATTTATCGTTATTTGGATTAAACGCTCTTAATTTAATTGCATCGGGGCTTACTCCCCATTCCCCTAATGTACGCCCATCGGCAGCGAGCATACTTGTACAATCAAATGATACTCCTTCTTCTTGATTTATATTAACTAAATTTATCGCCGCTTCGGTAGCCGCCGCCATCACTTCATCAGTAAGTAGTGTAGTCCAATTCATACGAGATGAAATCAAAACATAAGCCCATTCACCTGTAGCGTTAGGGTGTGCATTAGTAGTTTGAGATACACTACCGGAATTTGCCGAACTAACAGTACCATCGGCGTTTAATACAGTATGAGAAGCAGTAAAAGAACTACCCTTAACTCCGTAAAATATATGTTCATTACTACCTACTGAAACTTGACTACGAGATGTATATGATAGTGTATTACCTAAACTACCTTTTGTAGATGTACCTGTAAATGCATCATTGAGTTGTATAACTCCGTTTTGTTTTGGAAATCCTAAATAACCTAGTAAATCATCCATATGAGCGAAATCATCGGGAGTACTAGGTTTGTATATACCTTGAAATTTAACAGTTAAAGTATCTGTTGTAGACTCCCATTTTACAGATGCGTTAATTAAAGAATCGGGAGCATATACACCTCTCCAACGATTTCCTTTGTAATTTACTTTAGACAATACCGATGTATCTGTGATTTGTCCTGTAGCATCTCCTTTACCTACTATATGGTTTCCTAATGAAAACCCACCTTGTGAAACATCTCTATCATTAAAGAAGACACCTATCTCATTATCTAAAGAATTAGGAATTAAAGTATTATCATTGGTAAAGTTATCTCCTAATTTCTTATAGACAAATCTAACACCGTATGATTTACCTCTATGGTCTGTAAATCTAAAACCGTATAAATCATCTGTTCCTATCTTACTCGATTTAATTTGCGCCCCATCAATATAACCACCATAAGTATGAGTAAGGCTACCGTATAAACTATCAAATGAGTTATCTCCTTTAACTCCACAACCAAATTTACCTACAATTGGGGAGAAGCCGGGTACACCTGTCGCTACTAAACCACCAAAATTTATTCTTCCAACAGGTTTAGTACCAATTCTTAATCCCTCTACAAGTGTCAATGACTGACTTTGAGATTCAAATGATTCATCAAATATAGTATTACTAAAAGCACCACTACCTACATGTGATGATAGTACTCTTGCTTTATCATCATCATTTAATCTTGAAATATAATCATGATTACTTTTTACATCATCAATACTATTTTCCGATTTAATCATTTCTCTTAATGTGGTAATAGGTGCAAATGGTCTACCGTGTTTATTCAACGGCATAGGCGCAGGGTGCATATTTTCACCCATAGTTTCATCTTGCTGACACCAAAAGTTTCTAAATCGGCCACCATGACCTACTAAGAATAATGGCTGATAGGGTGATTGACCCTTACTATTATCTAACCAAGCGCAGAAATTACGACCACTAGCACCCGGTACAGTAGAGTGTATTACTATAGTAAAGCCGGGTATACCATTCATGTCCTCTACTATTCTACCTATATGCGCTCTAAGATAACCCATATGGCTACCTCTATCTTGAGAAGCGGTAGCATGTTCTAATGACCAAAACGGCGCAGGGTCGTGAGTAGAACCTGTAGCGGCGAAATCAGCATTTACATGTGCGCTTGCAGGGTCTTTGTTTGGATTGTTTATATCTTCTCTTACACCGATTCTTGTAAGGTCTAGTCTTTCACTTTCACCGGGGTATTGATGAGAAGGTCTACGAGCATGTGTTCTACCATTTTTGGCCGCACCTTGATTTATCATACGGACAATTTCTCTTGCCGCCGTTTCTATATTTGTTACACCTTCTTTAGCACCAACTTCACCGAAATCAACAGTTTGACGGCGTATGTAATCCATTTTAGACCATTGAGGTAGATGTTGTAATCTTTCTTCTTCGTGATTAATTAAGTTTAATTCTTGACTACGAATACCCTTTAAGGATAAGAAAGCAGAAATAACTCTTGTACCATCGGGTGTATCAAAGAAAGTACTATTATCTTTGAATGTGAAAGTACTATATCCCTGCGCCCTTCTATGTGCTTTGAGTGTTCTTACCAAAGGAAATATTCTTGTATCACCTTTATTTACTCTTAATTCATTATGTTTTTTATTAGCGTAAAAAGATGAATGAGTAGCAGGTTCAATACGAGGTAAAACGCTATCTGCAATATGGAAATTAGTACCTACAGATTCATGATAGAGTCCACTATGTACTACATGTCCGTGTCCTTTACCCATGTAGTGTTCATTTTCTATGTTAGTAATCGGAGAACTACTGAATCCTTTCAATGGATTTTCCATGATAAAATCATTAACAGGATTTCCTGTAATGACACCACCTACTACACTACCAATAGGATATAAATCATTAGAAGTTTGATTTGCAATATTATGTGAATAAGCACTTTCGATAAATTTAGATTGTTGCGTATTTCTTAGGTATCTATTTTCCGATGGGAAACCGTTTGCTACATCTATTTGAGTTGTAAGATAATGAGGCGCACCACCATTAATTTGAGTGAGTACATCGTCTAACTGATAATATCCATCTTTTGTAGCAAGGTTTCTTGTATGCCCGATTACAGGTGTAGAAGGGCTTGTTTGAACTTGCATATGAATATCATGGAATGAAATAAATTCTCTATCGTGCGCTACATCGTATAACAAAACACGAGTATGTCCATCCGAAGCAAGATAAGGGTCTACATAGGCTATAGTAGGTGCTTGTGATGCTGACAATCCCATCGCTTCATAGTTTAACTCAATTGTTTTATTGACATGTTGAACAAAATTTATAGCCGTTTCTAAACAAGAGTCACCGATTAAAAAGTTTTCAAGAGGTATAGAGTCACGAGGTCTGTTTGTTAATTGCCCTTCGCCACCATTGAATGCTTTGTATACCTGTGCTTCATTAAACACACCACGGCTTTTAGCAAATAACCCTTCTACTGCATGGGCGTTATTCATAGTCATGTTCATCCAAACAGTATCACCATTTCTTAATCCACCTGCCGCATATGGATTACACCATGATTTATTGAGTATAGCATCGGCATCATTAGCCATAACAGAATTTATTCCAACTCTTACTTTTTCATCATCGGCTATTGCTATAGCGTTATTAGCGGTTAAGACTACAGTAGTATTAGTTGCATGCGGTACATGAAATCTTGAATGAACATAAGCAATTGTACCTACATAAGATATTGTACCATTACTTGCTTCCTTGTATAACATATCACCGGGTCTTAAATTAAGTCCTATAGTATTAGCAATAGGAGAGCGAGTAGCACTAGCACAATCTATTGTAAGAGATGTAGTAGAATTATTATTTGTAACACCTACAAAAGACCATATTTCATTAGTAGTAGTCGGTCTAAATGTACTCACTATACCTTCATTAGTTGTGATTTGTGCTATTGCGCTTAAAGCAAGATGGCTTCTACCTATTTTTTCCAACTTAAAATCTAAATCTTGTAAATTAGGTACTGTTACACCTGTACCAAATTGCACTAAAATTGTGTTATTATTAGTCGTATTCAAACTAAATTGACCGTTAAATTGAGTACCTAAATATAAAACTTCTAAAGGCGTTGCAGAAAATACTTTACCTATAACTAATAAATCTCCCGTACCTACAATGGGATTACCGCTACCGTCTAAAGTATAATTAGTGTCAATAAAATGTTCTACATCGTCTAATTCTAAAGCATAAATTTGCCCTGTCATATGTGTACCTTGTATGATTTTAGCATTCGCTCTTTTGTTTTTAGTTCGTGGTGCATGTGGATTAGAAAGTGGACCTGCTCTAAATTCCACTGCACTTACATATTGTCGTAGTCCATAGTCAAGATTCCCACCTTGAGTTTGTACATTAGCAATATCATGATAGTAAGGTGACCTATTTTCATAATCGGATGATTGAGTAGTTATATCGGAGTTAATTGATTTCATTACCGGATTAGATGTACCTACTGAAATATTACACCCTACTACTAACTTTTCAAATAATTCCTGTGTGTTAAAACCATGATAACCACCATTACCAATTGTAGAAGGCTTGTTGTGTATTTTTACATACCCATCAGTGATAGGGTCATTAGTGTAATAAGCCCACTCACCATCAATAAAGAATCTATGATTTGAAACTACACTCTTAAAATTATTCATATCTAATGGTCCTAAAGTATTTGGAAAGACATTTATATTCTCAACATATATTTTTAAATCATTTCCACTTTCAACTAATTGAGTAATAGATGTACTTGTAAAATGTTTTTTATCGCCTACATTTTCACTATAAGCAGAATTGGCTTCTCTATCATTAGGTTGTATTTCTTCAACTCTTCTACCTACAGGTGTAGGATTCCATGTATGAGCAGTATATGTAGCATCTAAATGTATCTTCATACTGTTATCCGGTCCGGGGAAAATACCGTCTGCTTGTTGGTCAAAGAATTGTTGAGGGAATACAGGTATCTCTACCATCGCACGAGTGCTTGCATATTGTGTACCTAATTGATAATCATGCGTTACATCGTCTATACCTTGAAATAATCTATCATTAATAGTACTACCATCTTCACACAAATTTTCATAATTAAAGTTATCATCATTAAATATAGTTTCATTTACTTGATGAGTTTCTTTAGTTTGATTTGAAATTAAATCTACACCCAAACACCAATCGTGGAAAGATGAAAACAAGTCACCGCTACTTGATATATATTTTCTTTGTGCTATTGCACTTGCATCATCGAAAAAGAATCCTGCCGCTACTTTGCCGGAGTATTCAGCATTAGCACCATCGGGAAGGAAAATTCTACCTTTTTTAGCAAATGCGTATGTACCCCATGAGCGTATATCATCCGAATTATTATTCAAAGGTTGTACAGACATTGATTTTGAAGTATCAAGAGTACAAACTGAAACTGCCCTTACCGCACAATTTCTTCTTGTAGAACCCGGTAAACGCATTAATGGGCTTGGGTCGTAAGTCGGTTTAGTGTTTATAGCACCTTGACCCGGACCACCAAGAGTAACAGAAACTACAGGTGAGTTAGGTTCTATCTCTTTTACAATGTGAGAATTAGGAGAACCTGTACCCATCATTGAAACTGTTTCATTTATTGCTTCTTCCGCTATTCCGGTAGCGGTTATTTGGGTAATTATATTATTACTTTCAGTGTCATTTATTTGTTTCACCGAGCGTATTCTTGTTCTACTCATTAAGAAATACAAAGACATCATATTGGGAGTTTTACCCTTCCCTATACCATCACGCAATTTTGCCAACTGATTAGTTCTATTTTTATTTGAAGGTTGGATATATATTCTTGCTGATATAGATGATTCACTAATGTAAAGATTATCTATAATATCAAACATTTCAAATATAGGACTACCTTGATTTACCCCGCCCTTGTCAAATACACCTGCACCACTATTAGCAGTTTCAACTGCTTTCTTAAACTGTTTATTTCCTAAATCTGTTAAAGAGGAAATGGAATCTACAGAAGTAGGTTCAATACATATTTTATGATATACAGAAGGATGAGTGCTTTTATTATGCGAACTTGTAATTACTTTTGGAGGTGTAGCAGGTTGAGCATTTAAATCCACAGAAGGTGTATATCCTGCTGAATTGTCTTCTTTTCTAGGAGTTGTATCATAATTTAACTTTAAATCATATTCAGCACCACCTGTATTATCACCAATTAAACTGTTAGTTTTTGTAAAATATTCACTAATATTAGATACAGGATTTACAAGTTCGATATAACCTCCGGGTGAGTATACCGTACTATCTTTAGTAGCATCTGCTATATCTGCTTTTATTACATCTAAAACAGTAGTTGTACCTGTAAGAATAAAACTACCCTTCGGTACAGTTTTTTCTACCATAAGCATAGAATCTACATCTGCGTGACCTCCCGATGCTCGCATAGAGTTACCTATTAAATCTATAGCGTTGTAATGAATTTCTACATAAGGTGCGAGATTATGTGTAGATTTTAATGTAGGAACATGAAGAAGTGCTATTCTACTTTCTACTTCCGGTTTTAAATGGTAATTTATTTCATCTTGTGATATACTTACTCCATACCCGACTTTTGTTAGCACTTCGGGTATTGGTCCTTTTAACATAAATGGTTTATAATTATCTACCGCTATAGCAATCATTTCTTCCTTAGTATGTGGTAACCCGTTAGTAGTCACTATACCTGCATTAGCACTATTTACTATGTTTTTTATTGATGCTTGAGAATTTTCAGTATAGAAATCTGCAAGTTGATTCTTTACAAATAGTTTATCTGTTCCTTTAGCAGTATTAGTAAAATCCATTTCTATAATATCTGCCGAGCCTGTAATCTTTTGGTCTACTTTTAGAGATGTAGGTCTTGGGAATCTTCTCATATATTCGTGTCCTTTGATGTGAGAATGTTTATGTCTACCACTATGTCCAATTTGATAATTTTCATTAAGAGTAGTAGGCCATGTAACGGCAAATGGATTTAGAGGATGCGATGTTGAAGTAGCCATTTGCGATGAATACACTATACCGTGTTGTTCATTTTGACTTTCATCTAAAATCATTTGACCTGTTTTATCTATAATTTGAGTGTTAAAATGTGGAGGTTGATATGGTTTTCCTGTCACTAAGTCTATAACTAAATCAGCAGGAACTACAATAAAATAATCATCTATATCCTTAGTTCTTGAGTGTAGTACACCACGCACTCCGGTACTAGCGATAGAGAAATCAAGATGAATACTATTAACAGTAATTACTCCTGTAGTACCGTTAATAGATAGTAAACGAAGTCTTTCGGGTGGAGAGTTGTTAGGTTTTTCTGTATTTCTATTTATTGCACCCGGATTAATTAAGATATTATATGGAGTATGCGCTAAAGCGGAAGTTGTTAATGAAGCAGGGTCAGTATGATTATTATGTATTGCATAATTTCCCATACTGTAAGGTGATTGATTGAAATTAATTGTGGCATTTGTAGAATCAAAATCTTTTCCTGTAAGTCTTTTAATAAGTGCTTGAGCGTCAGTAGCAGATATAGTAAGAGTAGTTGTTGTACCGTCTGTAGCGGCGGTATAAGGAGAAGCAGAATCACTTCCTAAAGCGGTAATAGTATATGTTTCATCAATTACATCTATAGGTTCTTCAAAACGATATAAAGCAGTAGAAGTATTTCCGTTATCTAACGGTACATTAGGTGTAATAATTTGCTCATCGAATCTATTAGCAAAATGTATAGATTCTACTGCACCTCTAAAATCTCCACCTTTACCACCAACATATACATGAGCAGAAGAATCTGTCATTTTTGCATCTGTAGGTTTAGTTTGTGATACAAGTAGTTGCCCGTTTACATATAGACTAATATTATTATTACTTACTGCACCTATAATATGATAAAGAGGTCTATGTTTAAAATTTAAATTAGTAGCATCATTGAAATTAGTTAAATCGTATCGGTTATAAGAATCGTGTATACCGCTAACTTCTTGTTCGGGGAATACTATACCATCCCATCTAGTGTTTACATCAGTAGCAGTAGTAAGAACAAAAGATTTAGTGCCATTTTTAGTGTCTAAAAATACTGTAAATTTTGCAGGTCCGGGTGTATCTACAGTACCAATTTCTAATTTAAATTGCTTTTCTCTTTCAGCAATTATTCCACCACAATCGGGAATTACCCATGCTTCTATAGCAAACTCATCATCAAATTTACTATTAATTAAAGTAATTTCATCTTTACCTTTTCCTGTTTTACTTAATATATCGGATGGAGTTGGTTTATTTATTTTACCATTACCCGAACCTATAGAATCTGTATCACCGATTTTAGTAAATCTACCTTGAGGTATAAGTATAGAATCACTTACGCCATCAAAAAAGAAAGCGTGGCTTGACCTACCTATTGCTACCACTTAATCACCTCATAGAATTATATTCGCAGGTGTAAACTGTATATTGAATGTATACACAGGCTCACCGCCTATTTGTACAAATGTTGCTTTAGTGACAAATCCTTTAATAAAAGCCGTATCATCACCATCACTCGGATTATCTACTTTAGTAGAAGCCGATACTGCATTTTCTACACTTTTAGTATCTTGATTTTCAAATGCACCTGTAGGCATAAAGAAATTTACAGGTTTATATTTATCTCCGCTATCTTTAGCGGCGATAGAAGAATTAAATGGTACTTGAATACCCATAATATAATCACCATATTTGGTATTTGCTTTTTGCATTCCTTTTGTAGTATTATTACCCGCCGTTGCCATTGTTAAAAGCGCACCTATACCCGGATTGTTTGAGTTGTTAAGTGTAGCATACAAAGACATTACTTTATCACCCGCACTCATACCATGAAATACCCCTTCTGCATTAGACCCTCCATCAAATTCAGTAATACGGGGTTTCGATATATCATTCCAATTTGGAGAAAGACAAGCAGGAGTACCATTATCACCATCCGGTCCTGTCACACTTTGTGTTATTCTTACTGCTACATCACTTTCTCCGCTACTTGGAGAAGACACTAAAGATGCGGAGTATTCATTAATAGGTGTACTCAATGCACCATCATTAATTAGAGCAACTAAATTTTTAGCCATTTGAGTAGCAGTTAAAGCAGTACCTACTTGTGATACAGTAAAAGTGGCATCACCACCACCTCCACTAATAGTAATTGTGTTTCCTACTGCAAAGTTTTTACCGGGATGAGCAATAGTAAAACTTGTCACTGCACCACTATTTACACCTGTAATGTTTACTTTACATTCTGTACCTGCCCCATTGGAGGTAGCAATATTATTTCCTATAGAATACCCGCTACCACCTGCTGCTAAATTACCACCTTGTATACCGTTTGTAGTACCTATAGAAAATTGATATGTACCCGAAGATAAACTATGTGATGCACTACTTTTAGTACCATATAAAGTTTTAATAGTTCCATCAGTACTTTTAAATTTTATACCTGTATTTTTACCTGTTAAATCATCTACAGTTCTACCATCAAGTAAAGCCTCAATTAAATCAGCATTATCAAATCGTGTATTAGAAGTAATGGTACTACTACCTCCGGGTATTTCACATCTTGAAAAATCTATAATAGCAGTTGAAGCCGTGGGAGTACCTATGTTAAATAAATCATCATCAGTAAATACACCTTCCAAGAGTATAACCGCTTTAGATAAATTCAAATCTACACCTAATCTAGCACTACCTAAAAACGGTAAAGGCTGTGCCATAGTACCCCTATCAACATCTAATGTAAGTGTAGTGACAGGTAATTGAATAGTTTTACCATCGGCTCTAACAAACCTAACAGGAACATTAGCCATTAGAATCTCCCCCTATGTGTCGAGCCACCCATAGAACGGGCAAGTTCTTGCTGAATCATATTACCAATTTCACGAGCCAATGCTCTTTTATCAGTTCTATCTGTAATACCACCTGCATTAACTGTAATGTTGTAAGTTCCTCCCATACCTACACCACTTGGATTATTCTTTTTATTTAGAGGTACAACGGCCTCCGGTCCATCCTCACCAATCATAGCAAGAGTTGGTTTGTTTACTATACCACCCTTTGCTAACATAGGAATTTGCAGATGGCTTAAATCAAAACCAATTTTTTTACCACCAACTTTAGGAATCCATTTAGGTAATCTTTTTGTAAATTTAATTCTACCAAATATTTTATTAATAGCGGAAATTAAAAAATTAAAAGGCATTTTTATTATATCTACAAGACCACCAATTATTGATTTACCAATGTCTACTATTCCACTAAATAACTTCTTCCACCATTTTATAGTAAATACATCACTAATTTTAAATCCATCAAATATACCTGTTATAGAATCTTTTACTTCTGTGACTGTATCAACAATTGCCCCAATAGGTTTACTTAATGCACTACCAATTTTATCTTTAACCCATCCTAAAGCATCACCAAATTTTTCTTTCATAATACTTAGGCCATCACCAACCATACTAAAGAAACCCGCAATAGGTTGTACAACCCAAGAATCTATTTTTTCTGCAATCCAACTTAATGCATTACCAACTGCATCTTTCGCAGTTCCTAAAGCACCACCTAACCATTCAAAGAAACTAGCAATAGGTTGTATTATCCAAGCATCAAACTTTTCTCCTACCCAACTTAGCATATCACCAAATTTTTCTTTTGCATTACCCAAGAACTCCTTGAATCCTTCAAAGAAATCTTTTATGGGGTCTACTAAATACTTTACAATGAAATCTTTTATTGCACCAAATACCTTACCAACTACTTGACCTATCATTTGGAATGCCGGACCTATACCGCTTACGATAGAGGACATGGAGGATAGTGTTGCTAATAGTGCCATCTAATCACTCCCAATCTAAAAATGAATAATCTAATCCTACCACTTCTCTATCCCCTGCTTTTGATTGTTGTTCTTGTTTTTTCTCTTCTTTTTCTTTCTCTTCGGCTATCGCCATCGCCCATTTTAATGATTGTTTGAAAATAGGTAAAGGCATCTTATACACATCATGAAGTGATATGTTATAATGTCTTGCCACCGTGTATGCGAAGTACTCCGCTTGAAGTTCAATATCTTCTAATTCCTCAAAGGATTTTTTATTTAGAAATTTTTGAACATTCACTGATTCGGCTTTGTAAACCCCCCCTGCAAAGCCTCCGCAATCTCGTTAGGTTGAGGGAGAATTTTAGATATTTGTTCTCCTACATACCCACTTAGGGAAAGTAATTCATCTGTCGTTAAAGACGGGTTTGTTTCTGTTATCCAATTGGAAAAAGCGAACTTCCAATAACCTTTCAAATTCATAGTTACATCGCCCTTGTCTATCATAAACATTTCTTGGGCGGCGGCTTGTATGTCAAGGAAAGATATATCCCTAATACACACTTCCATAACTAAACTTTCATCTTTAGGGTCTATCCCTATTTGATGTTTAGTTATATCATTCTTCTTCAATAATAGGCTCTTGTTGTTCACTATCTGTGGTTTCTTCATCTATTTCACTTCCATTGGATGCGGCTACCTCTTCGGTAGGGGCTTCCGGCTCTACATCGGGGGTCGCTTCTGCGAGGCCGTCAGTTTCACCTGTCTCGGTTGTTATCCCTTCATCATCTTGCTTTAATCGCAAAATAAGTTCTGCTTTAGTTCCATACACAGGGAGGTTTCTCTCTTTGCATAGTTCTTTTAATTCAATAACTTTAAGGGAATCATATTGCTGAATATCAGCAGGGAATGGGTTTACTACCTCTTCTTGTACAAGAGGATTTATTTCTTCTTCTGTAGTTTCTACAGGTGGATTATCTAACTTATCTTGGACATAAGATTCTATTTCATGCCTTGCCATGAGTTCAAGCATCTTATCATCAAACTCTACTCCATTGGCTTCACATACCCAACGGGCATAAACTACAGGTCCAAGTCTTCGGAATTTGATAAGCGACTTCTTCATCATACCACCCTCAATATTTATGCAAAGTATCACGAGCGATAACCTTTACTGCTTTAGCCATGATTTTCATAGCGGATTTTACTACACCTTTGTCTTCCGGTATCTGTATAGGTGCTTCTGTAATGTAAAAGTCATCAATAATTAACAACATCTTTTCACTTGCACCTGCCGCAGTGCTACCAATACGGTTCTTTTCAAACTCTATAAGAACTCTATTTCCGCCTGTACCGTCTACATTAGTGCTAAATTCTGCACCTGTTCGCATCTTGTGGAAGAAGATAGGGTCATCAACTGCTATCTCCATAGTCATTTCATAAGTGGTTTGACCTTCTACCATTAGGTTAGCATTACGAGAACCGGCAAATGGTACTTGGTCGGTTAAACCACTACCTGCGGCTTGAGATGAACCTGCGATAGTGTGATGAGAAACTACTCCTGTAGTACCTGTAAGAGTAAAAGTAAATACTTGAGCAACTTGTACACCGCCAAGTTGTACACTACCATTGTAAAACATAAACGGTTTTTGAGTTCCTACACCAATACCGGATTCAAGTCTTTTCAAATCAGTATTAGCCGTATCATCAAACATACGGTGTGCGCCGTATCGTGTAAGTGGTGTACCTTCTAAACGACCTGTATCTGTATAACAAAGTGCTGAATTGAAATTAACTGATAATTTAAGTGCGGCATCATTATCTACTGTCATAGAAAAGTCACTTACTTTACAACCCCTGTAAACACGAGTTAGTTCTTTAGTATCTCCTACTCCACCATCTGTAGCGGATTCATCGGAATCTAAATCCCTTCTTCTTTGAGATACTTCAATACAAAATGATGGTAAAGTTGAGCGTGAAAATAATAAGTGTGTCACAGGATTAGTAATTGTATTACTTGAAATTGTCACAGGGTTTGTATTAGGTGTACCTATAGTTCTTACTTCTACATCAGTACCATTAGCATGAGGGTATTTTAACGGTTCATCTAAATATATAATAGTATCAACAGAAGAAATACCTATTACTCTTCTACATTCATGAGGTTTAGCCATATCAAATACTGCATCATCAAATGCACCTGTCCAAGTACCACCATCGGGTTCATGGTCGCTTACAATAGAAACAACAGGAGCATCATCTCTAATATCTACATAATCTCCTACATTAATATTTGATTTAGTTGCTACAGATATTTTAGAATCACCGGCTTTAGATGCTACATTTAATGTAGTAGCCACAGAACTATTATCGGGAGCAATAATTAATTCATTACCAAGACAATACTTAAGCCATCTTGCAGTGTGCATATTTACTTCAAAAGAGCCACCTTCGGTAATCATCTTACCCGGTACTTGTATTGAAGTATCTCTTCCCAATCCAACTACATGAAATCTTTTCAAATCTACTTTAGTTTCCGGTAGTGTGATAGCCGATGCAATACCTAAAAATTGGTCTATCTTACAACTTTCAGTAGCGGGTGTACCACTAACTGCACTACTACTATCTACATCTATAGGTGGTGTTTTGTAAGGAAGGATATGAAGATTATTTCCTGTTCCTAATGCACCCGTAGTTGTCATAGCGGGAGTAATTTTAATTGTAGTACCGCTATTTTCTACAATAGTAAATGTTTTACCACCTGTACCGGAATTAGGTAAGTCAGCATCGGCTACCGCAGTTGAAGCCCCTTTTTCCCATACCACTTGTGAACCAACAAGCATATTCTTAGGGTATCTTAACTCCCCGCCCGCATCAAATGTAAGAGTTTGATTATTATTAGTTGCAGTAGTATTTATGTCCACTCTAAATAATGTAGAACTATCAATTTGAGTGACTACTGAACCACCCGCTATACCTGTACCGCTTACTCCCATACCTACTTGAATTAAAGAAGTATCATCCATTCTTATGATTTTAGGATTACTGCCGAAGGTTGTACCGCTTCCTGCACTTGTATCTGTATCACAAGTAGCATCAGTAAAATCCTTATGAAATAAAGCACTATTTAATTCGGAAGAAAAAGTAATTGTAGTTATGTCATCACTATTGCTAAGAGTCATAGTAGCATCTGTGACACCTCTAATCACAAGACCTGTTTCGGGTGCAAAAGATACTTCTGCTATATCTCCTTTGTATACTGTACTTGGCATTTTATCATCTCACGGTATTAGTTCTGCTAATATTACTACTTCTATTTGGAATGTCATTCGGAAAAGTTGCTTGCTTCTGTCGCTTAAGTCGGTTCTTGTCTTGAATACGAGCCTGTCAAAATTTGTTCCATCTCCCTTACGACTGTTGTGAATTACTCTACGAACTTCGTTCTCAAGTTGTTGCAAATGCTTCCTCCCCTTAATTGTTCGCATGTCTACGGTAATATTTATGCGTGTTGTGACAAAATCATATAACAATTCCGGTGCTTCTTCATTGTGAGCAGTTTCATAACAAAGAACATAATCATGACGGGATAAATCAAGACGCTTACCTCTCTCCGGTTGTACATCTGCAATATCTAAAACTATAGGTCTAATTCCACTTGTGTTGCCTCTATTCCAATTAGTCTTAAACAAGTTAATTACTGCGTCTAAACCTTCTGTCCAAGTCGCTACCATAATATCACTTATCCTTTTGCATGTCCTTTACAGATTTAGGTATTATAAATTTATTTCTGTATCTAAATCCCTCTTTATCCATATCGGGGTTTTGCCTAAGCATAGCCTCATCAGTCTGCTCTTTTAGTTTCTCAACTTGTTTATCAGTAGCAGATATTTGATTATTAAAATCAGTATAACTTCCATCATCTTCTTTCCTCAAACCTAATGCACCGGCCTCAATTTGCTCATATCTATCTCTAAGCGCAGGTGGATTTTTAGAAAAGAAATCCCTGTATTGGGCTTGAAACTGATTATCCTTTTCAAACATTTCAATAACTTGCTGATGAGAGTTTTCACCTGTTTTATTGAACTCTCTTTGACTCATTCAAACACAACCATTTCAATATATTTTACTATAGTGCGGTCTATATCTGCTTGGTATAATTGTACTTTACTTGCTAAGTCAATGTTTTGTGTACCTTCCGGTATCAATACTGAACGGTCATCAGCCATCAATAACTCTATTGCTACCATTTTAGTGCATATATCCTCTATTGCTTTTTCTAAATATCTTTCACCGTAAATGTATGCAACTTTAATCGCATTCCATTCAAAGAAAGGATAAGAATTGTTAAAGTAAATTATACCCATTTCCGGGTCAAGCCACCAATCACGAAGTCTACCTACATCTCCGCTACTACTTCCACCTTGAAGGTCTACTTGTAGTAAGTTTTGACTTATGGTATGTGTTCCTGTTGCTAATGTATTAAGTGGAGTTCCTATTACATTTACACAACCTGTAAATGATGTATCAGTGAGTCCTGTATATCTAAAGACTTCTGCTCCTACTAGACATACACCGGCTTTAGCAAAGTCTTGTGTACTATCTACATTAATAGTAGTAGATACTACAGAAGCACTTGTAGCAGTATTATTATCAACTTGTTTTAATTCTATATCACTTTCAGTACATACTATAGAACATGTCTCACCCGCTTTAACAGACCTCATACTTGTAATTTTTACTTTACCTGTACCTAAATCAGCATTAGCACTTGCTAAAAACTCATTATGAATCCCTACATTTGCCGTAGAACCTTCTAATTGGAATGCGGGTGCAAACTCTACAGTTGTTTTACTTACTCTATCTTCTCTATTGAATAAATCAGCAAGGTTTTGAGCAGTTGTTGTGGAGTCAAAGTCGTTTCTCCATTGATTTGTTCCTGTACCCATAGTCATTGTAGCCGCAGTACCATTACCCGGTGAGATTACAATAGAACCGGACATGGCTCTAACATCTTCCGGTAGGTGTATTCTTGCTTCCGCCGCACCTATCTCCCTATAGTCATCACCTTGCCATAATTCAAGACGAAGTATTTGTTGTACATTACGGAATAGTAGTGGTGCAGTACCAACATAATCAGTATAGTATCTACGCCTGTATGGTTTGTAAGTATCGAAGTTAATGTATTCAGCCGTGACAAGATATGGTCGCCAAGCATTACGAGTAATGTTGTCTATTCTATCTTGCATTTTTAAAATAACTTTATCCACTCTATCCTTAGTAAGTCCTCGTGTTCTACCATTAGTAAAAGACGCTTGGTTTTGTACATAAGCATTGTCAGCAAGTTGATAATCAGCGTGGGTAAAACCACCTGTAAACGCTAATTTTACACCACTAGCCGAAGATGAAATAGCAGTAATTACTTTTTCTAACCCTAAAGGGTCAGCATCGGAATAAATAAGAATAGTATCTCCTACACTAAAACCATCGTTTCTGTAATCTCCACCTGTAATAAATACACCATCGGACACGCTATTAGCACTTACGAGTATTGCTTCACTAGGTCCAATATCAAGTAAGTCTGCTACTTTTTGAGCAGTACTATACACTGTTGCCGTAGGGTCAAGAGGCCGAGTTTCCGGCTCGCCGGGTGAAAATACTATTGGCATTCATATACCCCCCTCACTGTGATTGTTTCAATACACTCCAAGCATCTCTCATAATTGCATTACGAGAAGTCATGATACGGCGCATGTGTTCTGCCTCTTCATCGGGATTAAACTCTTCTTTTTTAGGCGGTAATTCTTCACGGAGTTTACCTTCACTGTTAAACAAATCGGGCATCCGTTTTTTATCAGCATCTATGTCCTCTTGGCTTTCATTAGGCGTTGTACCTTCTTTCATAGCCTGTTCCAATTCTTCTTGTCTTAGTGCGAAGTCTGCTTCCGCTTCACCTGCAAACTCACTATCAATAGCGGCTCGCTCACCTTCTACATCGGGCATAGAAAGAGATTCTTCTAATTCTTGTCCTTCAAAGGGTACTCTTTCACCCATGAATTTGATATTATGTGATTCGGGATTGGCTACCATATCTCGCATTAAAGCATCACGAGAAGAAGTAAATTGTTCTCCCTGTGCATCTCCACCTGCACCTCTCAAAGCATCTGCGGCCATTCTATTTGCAAACTGTTGTAGACGAACTTCTTGACCATCTTGAGTAAGTACTTTCTGTCTATGTGGTCTTACCGGCATTTTAATTATTATTTTACTCATATATTCACAACCTGTTTTTCTCATCTCTATTTCCTAGATTATATTCCATAGGCTTATCGCAAGTAGCACATGTCGCCCTCCACATAAAATGAAGGAAGCCACAATGAGTACACCTTGTACCCGAACCTATGTTGAGTATATCTCCTATATCTTTATTTCTATTTCTTTGAGTGCTTGTGACACCCTTCAATGGATGCTCACTATCATCTACATGTGCGGTTTTAGTGTCTAAATTCACGCCTTGTTTATTTGCACGAACTAAATCCGACAAATCCAAAGAGCGTAAATCAAAACCCATCATCACCACTTATCAAAATTCATATGTTACAATTAAGAAAAAATTACCCAACACTTGAACTATTTCAGTATCAAGAATTTTATTTGTGCCACTAGCATCAGTAATTGCACCTAATCCGCCATTAACTTTAGTTTCTAAAGTTGTTATATCGCTAAATTCTTTTGGCGACATAGGACCAATTATTTTTACTTGTGATACAATTGTTGAACTACCCATTTAGTCACCCCTAATTCAAAGTGCGACTTCATCCTCTAATACCGAGTGCTATCCAAGTTCCGCCTATATTACCACCGGCACAAGCAATGTTAATTCCTACACTACCCGCAGGAGGTTGAAAGCCGACTGTACTAGCATCATTAAAGCCATTAGCGTCTACATGTATCAAACTTGAAAAGAAAGAGGCTAATTCAATCGCTCCACTTCTAGTGCCATCATCTTGAAAAGTACCTGTTACAAGTAATAAGTTTCCTATAACTGTAGGTCTTGGGTCTATTGTGATTGTCATTGCCATTATTGTTCATCTCCTGTTTCTGTGGTATCATCTACTATACTTAAATCTTCCTTAACTTCTTCAACTTCTACAGGTGGATTCAAATAAGATTCCACTAAAGCCAAAGCCGCCGTTTTAGTTAGATAAGTTGAACCTGTTTTAACTTCATTATCTTTAAGCCACTTTAGAATGTCTTTACGATTCCAAGCAACATCCGGTATACCGTCATCTTGTAGGTCTACTGTAGCAGGTTCATCACCTTCGATAGTAAAGTTTCTTCTCAAAGCCTTTCTATTTGCTTCAAGCCATTCTTGAGAAACCTCTACAGGTTGTCCTCTCAACCACGGTTCACAGGTGTCCTTTCTACGAGCCTCGTAATAAGGACCATTGTAGGTCACTTTAGGCACTTAAAGCACCTCAATTGTACATTACCATAATGTCGCCAACAACATCTGCTGCTCCACCTTTGATGTGAAGTGTCAATGTTAGACCGCTTCTTGAAATGTCAAGAGCCATGTTGTTGCTTGCGTGTGCATCATTTACGGGTGCTGCATCATTTTCTTGGATAAATACAGTTAAGATACTGCTTATTCCACCGCTAAGAATGATTGTTTCATCGTCTGCACCACCTGTAAAGGTAATCAAAGCCATCTTTGGTGCGGGGTCATATCCGTTTGCTCCATCGCTACCGTTTACTGCACCAAATGTACCCGGACCACCGCCCGGATAAGATACATCTGCTGCACCATCAAGCCATTCTGTAGTTCCGTGTGACCCTGCTCTTAATTCCCATGCTCCAACTAATGTTGCAGTTGCAGTTCCGCCTAATATTAATTCTTTTGCCATAATTCATCATCTCCTATTATTTTATATCTCCATTAACCTCAAACCAAATCTCTAATCGAGCCTTGACCTCCAAAGAAAGTTGTCCATACTTCTCCCATTGAACGGTACATACCTTCTTGTCCAAGACGGTTAATAGCGAATGGGTCACCTGTTTCGATACCGGACTCAAAGTATTGAGTTGGTATAGCAGTTGAGAAATACAAGTAGTCTGTGTCTAAGAAGTAAAGTCTGCTTAGACCGTCTTTTGTAATATCCTTAGATGGAATGATTGGTACACCATTGTAGGTTGCTACGATGAAACCGGCTTCAATACCCGGTACACCCTTAACACCGTTGTAGGTAGGTGTGACTCTCTTCTCTTCCATGAATCTTTGTTGGCTTTGTAATAGTTGTTGAAGCCTCATTAGAGTATCATATCCTGTTAGAATAACCTTTGGATTACCACCACGAACCCATGTCTTTTGGAACATTGAGTCCAAATGGTCAAGACTTAGAGTTCTTTCAGTAAGACCTGCATCTGTAGCCAAATCAACTTCTGCATTAGACCAAGTGTTAGCACTTCTGTCAATAGAGTAAATATCTACATCTGCTGCGTCACTGATATGTGCAGTGTTAGTAGTTTGAGAACCTGCCGCTACCGGACCTGTACCTGTACTGTCCATAGTAGAAGAAGCAGTAATTCTGTCTAGTGATTCAAAGTCATTACCTGCCGGTGTATCAACATCTTGTGTTAGCATTTTGTTGATGTGTTCAGCGTGGTGCTTACCCATCTCTTCCTTCAAGACTGAACGAATGTCGCCTAGTCCGTCATCTTTGTCAGCCAAAAACATAGCAGTTTCGCTCATATCGAATGTGTGAACAACTGTCTTAGGTTTTGCCGCAATATGTTGGAAGGTAGGTTTGGTAGTTTCCGGTAGAGTAGCGTTTTCTGCAACTCCGCCACCAACGGTAAATGAAGGTCGAGCAGTAATAACTCTCCAACCGCTTCTTTCCCACGGTCTTTTAGGTAGTACGCTGAATGCGTTAAATTCTTGGTTCAATTGTGACCAAACTTTTCTACCGTAAATTGCTTGGTATGTACCCGCAGTTGTACTCAACATTGGTGCATCTGCTTTCAACAACTCACTACCGGAGTAGGAATAGCCCATAGCGTTTCCTGCACCGTAAAAGTATCTTTCCATATCTGTTATGTTTCTTATGTAATCTCTTGCCATATTATTCATCTCCTTTTTTAATTATTTATTTCCTCATGCTCCCCTGTAAACACTGTTTGCCAATGAATGCACTTCATCCCAAGACATATTGTTTAGGTCTTGAGTTGAGGGAATGTTTACATTAGTGGAAGTATCAGCCTTAGCGATAGTTGTTCCTTCTGTAGTTAGGTTGTCAATTCTTTCAGTTAATCCTTCAAGTGCCTTCATAACTTCTGTAATTGGTTGGCGAGCATCAAATTGTGCTTTTTCAGCATTGGATTTTGCAATTTCTTGCTCCTTAGCGAATCTTGAAGAAAACTCTCCTTCAAGAGTTCCTCGGAATTGTTGTTCCAAAGCCGCCGCCTTGTATACTTCATAAGCCGCTTCAACATCTGTTGCTGAAACATTTGAAGGGTTAATGTATTCTTTTGAAAGTTTAGCAGGTCCAAGTGCGCCCGCAGGTTGCTTTCCTCCACTTTGACTTACTGCACTGATAGCACCTGTTGATGGTCCACCGTTCTCTTGTCCTCTTCCTCTAACTTGTCCGGCAAAGTAGTCAGCACCGTCTACTGAATCCGGGTTATCGAATCCACCAAGTTGTGCTTTTTCCATTTGGTCGAAGTGTAGTCTTGCATCTGCGGTATTTACACCGGCAGACTTTAGAGTATCTTCCATCCAATTTAGGTATTCTGCGCTAATTATATCACTATATTCACTTTTTTCCATATCTTTCATCTCTTTTTTATCATCTTCGCCATCTTTTTCTTTAGAAGCAAAAGGATTTTCATTTTTCTCTTCTTTAGGCTCGTCACCTTTCTTTTCTGCGATGGCCTCTTTTAGAGCAGGTGGCATTTCACCTTTTTCCATAGCGTCAAGTCTTTGCTCAAGTCTGTTCATTACTGCGTTTAAATCATTATCTATTTCTGTCATCTTATTCACATCTTCTTTTAAAATTCTAAATTGTGCTTCCGGGTTAATTCCTTTTTCACAAATTGTTATTTCATGGAGTTCCATCTTACTTATTTCTTGATATTCCCCATGTTCTCCATCAGCCTTCCTAACACGCTTGAAAGCCTGTCCACCAATGGAGAATCCTTGCAAATTACCTTTGCGTATTTCTGCGGCTACTTCACGAGCCTTTTCTATATCGTTTCGTAGTTTACATACTACAAACATTCCTGTGTCGTCTACTTCGGACTTCCACATTCTACCGTTGGAGTCTACATAGTTATCTATAACTTCTCCAACTTGTATATTAGAGTGAGCCAATTGCACATTTCTGTACTTGTCACTCTTCATAAAACCATCAAATGCATTCTTTAATGCACCACGAGTAATTAAATCTCCTTGCTTATCTACAAGTTCTACAGATGCATAACCCGCTACGATTAAATCAGTACCACTCTTTAGGACAGATAGCCCTGTGGATGGTCGCTGAATGGTTAGCATTAATCCAAAGAATCTCTTGTCATGGTATTTATATTAAACTCATACTTTCCCTGTTAAAGAAATTAGTCTGTTTTATTAAAATCGGATAACTGCGATGCATTATTGCTCATCTCTATGTGTTTTATGGGTTTTTTCTCTTTCTCATTACTTTTAGGCTGAATTTCTTTTTCATCACTTCTCTTTCTACCATCATAATCCGGTAAAGTTTCTTCATTTGCTAAACGAGTTGGTCCACTTGGAGACTCTATAGGTGTCGCTAAATCAATTCCTAAACCCTTTGGTCCTGTCCAAGTAATCTTTTCTTTAGAAAGTTGGTCTAAAACACGAGATATTATTTCTAATGCTTTCTTAGTAGTTGGTTTTAGTAATCTATTATCGTCTTTAGAATCAAGAATACCTGCTGATTGTTTATCCTGTCTTTTACGACTTGGTGGTTCTTCTATTTCTATTTCTGTCTTTTGTAAATGACCATCAAACAATAAAGGTGCTATTGAAGACCAATACGGATTAATACTTTCAGCAAGAGTCACAGGGTAACTTGTTTTTCTTAAATCACTTAAAGCACTACGAGGGTTTTCTAAATACCACAGATTATCTTGTTGTACTACATCATACTCTACTGTATCAATATCTTTTAGAATTATTTTTAATTTATAATTATCATATTCTATATCGTGAGGAATTAAAATAGGATTGAAAGATTTAGTTAGAATGTCTAATGATTCAGCACTCGCCGCACCTTCACCTTCACCTTGTCCTATTATTTTCTTCATTTGCACATTAAATATATTTCTTCCACCACGAGTTTTCTTTGTAATACCTGTAATAGAAACTCTAACTATATCACCAACTTTATACAGTTCTTTTTGATTATGTATAGTTCCTATGTCCATGTATTCATTATCTTTTATGGAAACTGCTCTATTACCTAACTTAGAACCATCAAGAATTGGACCTGCCCCTAATTGATATGTATAATTAGAAGTTCCTTTTACATTTAAAATAATAAAATTATAGTCTTTAGTCTTTCTAAGTACCATCCACTTAGGATGTCTTCTTTCACCTTTCATGTATGTAGACTTACTATCTCTAAGTAGTATAACTTCATGTTCTTTTTGTAAACTGTTTACGGCATCTTGTAAACCCTCTTCATCAGTTAGTTTAGTATCATGTGGACCGGGTATGATAATATTTTCATGACTGTCAAACTGACTTCTTAATAGTTTCATTCTTTCATGTAGAAGCATATCACTTACATTATTATCATCATAATTTAAAACATCAAAAATATTTATTTCATCTTCTCCTAAAATACCATCAATGACATAATTCCTTTCATTTAATTTAGATAAATTTTCTTTAAATTTTTTCTTTAAGCCCACTTTTTTACCATTTTCGTCATAGACAGTTATACCATCATCATTTACAATTATAATTCTTTTACCATCATACCATTTACTTACTACCCAAGAACCACTAAAACCTTTCATATGTTCAAGGTCATTTAGTTCAAAAATACGATGCATAGGTCTTATTGGAGGTGACCATTTAGCATCATCGTTTTTGGTTAGTAGTACATCGGGGTTTAGTAAAGATGTAATATATGTAGATATTTCACTCATAGCAATTGTAGAGGGGTCATCGGAAGGAGATAGATAAGTTTCCATGTTTATACCTTGATGTGCAGATAATGGATTTTGAGGTGGAGGTAAAGTTGTGAGAACTTGTTGTGCAATATCTTTACCGTGTAAATTATTCAATGCTTCTTCGCTTACTGTATGATATAATCCTTCTTGAGTATTTTCACCAATTATAGGCTCTCCATTCATATTAGTTTCAATTCCAAATGTAGGACTTGCTACTGTACCTTCATGTATTGCACCACCACCAAATACATTATACATAGTAGCATTAGAAGGATTTACTTTACCTATCTTAGTATTAGTCATTGTAGCAGATGATACTATTTCATTTTGTTGAGGCATAAATGCATTTTCAATTACATTACCTTGTTCATCATGTAGCATTCTTTCATCTAACACTACTAAAGAATCAAGATTGTTTTTAGTTTGAAAAGTATTTCTTTTAATTCCTTTACCTGCGTTTTTTACTCCGTGTACATCAAAATCATTAGCGTGGAATAATTCTAATCCGCTATTTTTCATAGATGCTCCATACTGTTGAGAATTTAATAATCGAGGGAACATTTGAGATATAGCATGTACTTTATGCGCTTTCCAATTTTCACCTTCTTTACCTGCTCTTTTTTGGGCTAAGTTAATTGCTTCATGTAAATCTGTATCATGTAAATCAAAATGAAATTTATCAGCACTACTAAGATTTTCATAGTTAGAAGTCATAATATCTTTGTTAGGATTTTGCATATGTGAAAAATCAGCATTACCTATTTTAGAAAGTGGTCCATTTGTAAGTAAATCGTTTATGGTAGATACAAATAACGGGGCTTCTCTTTTATTAGACTCATCAAGTAAATTTCTTACATGTTCTTTCATAGCAGGGGTTTTTTGTAGTTTTAGTGTATTTATCACATCATCAACAGACATATTACCATCTATCACATTACCGTTGTTAAGTAAATGACCTGCTATTTCATTATGTTGATTAAGTTGTTTATTTTCTTTAATATCAAATTGTCTACCATAATTAGTAGTTGAAAGATTATGTGCGTTAGTACTCAATATATGTTTTTGTGTATCAGCCAATAATTTTTGAGTATTATGTATGAATTTTACGGGGTCACTTGGGTCAAAAGCATCGGGTTGTTGTTCAATAACTAATGGCATTATCACATTTTTTGCATAGTCTACGATAGTATCATGATGAGCCTTGAGTGCTGATAAAGTTTGATTAGCACCTATTTTCCAATGAGATGAAGGTTTATCTTTTCTTTGTTGTATTTTATTTAAACCGTTTACTGCTTGCTTCATATCATCTCGTAAGCCCATTACATCTTCTTGAGATAAATTAGGATTTAATAACATTTGATTAATCGAATCTATAGTTTCTCTAAATCTGTTTTCTTTTTCAGTAGAAAGTTGTGTTCCTCCAAATTGTAATATTTGATGTATACCATCAAGTGTGGTTGTTTTAACTTTATGAGGTGTATTAGATTTCTCTTTCTTTTCTTGGTGCATACTTTGAACTATATCATTAAGACCAAATTTCGCTTCTTCTAAATTTATAGAATCAAAAGCGGTAAAATCATGATTATTCATATAATATTCATGGAGTTTTTTATAGTCTTCATTATTTTTATCTTGTTCTAATTTATTAATAAATGTGTTAATTGCTCTTGCATCTTTAGTACCTAAAATTTTACTGATAGAATTAATAAATCTTGTAGTAGGATAATCTTGCATTTTTACTGTATTTTTTACATTTGAATATGTCATAGGTTTAGAATCCCAATTCAAATAATCTTTGAGTTCTTGTAATTCTAAACCCGCACTTATTGATAAATCACCATTTAAAAAATCTTTTAGTTGTCCTACTGCTTTTTTAGGCGGAGTAAAGGGATGATGAGTTCTTCCTAAAAATGTATTAAAGATATGTGATTTAATTGCTTTTTCGTGCAAACGAGTATCACTTGGATTAGAACCGTAATATGTTTCGGGCATAGGAGATATAGTAGGATTATGCGATTTATGAGTAGCCATATGTATGTTAGAACTACCCAATTCTTTCTTTTCTTGTGGACTAGCGGTTCTCATAAAATATTCATACATAGGATTTAATGAAGATTTATGTTCTGTATAGTTATTTTTATCACTTAAATTACTACTTTTACTTGTAGCAAAAGGAGAGAAAATATTCACCATAGGATTAGGTAGGCTTGCATAGTCAAATTTCATTTTATCTGCTGAAAATTTACCTATTTCTTTTGTTTCTATAGGTGCAAAATGCATACCTAAAATAGTATTATTAGAATTTGTTTTAAAGAACTGCTTGTTTGTCTTGTCCATTTCAAACATCGGTGATGTATCTTTATCATGAGATGTTGAGTGATTCATTTCCATCCATGTAGCAGGTGCTAAATTCATTCCCGGTAGGTTTGCATATAATTGTTCATAGAATTTACCCGGTCCATAAGTAAATCCGTCTTTATCTGTACGCCAATACTTAGGTTTTTCTTCATCGGGATGAGGACCATGCGGAGAAGTAAAGAATGAGCGATGGTTTCCCATATCTTTTGCTTTTTGTTGAAGTGTACTATTGTTTTTTGCTTCTTCTTCTAACTTTCTTAAAATATCTATATTAATAATAGGTCCATCCATACTTCCGTGTATAGGGTGATTCGACATTGGTTGATTGGTATTTGGGTCATAACCTGCTAAAAACAATACATCTTCCATAGAAAGTCTTGGTATTTTAGCACCTTTTCTTAAATCCTTTAAACCGTATTCATCTTTAAAATCTTCTTTATGTAGATTTAATGCAGGTAATCTTTCAAATGGTTTTTTACCTTCTTCTACATATTTATTATTTATTTCATCTAAAATATATTGTGATACAGGTTTATCTAAATAATTATTATTATCATGCATTACATCTGCAACGGCAGATTGGATAAATCTATTTTCACCTTGACTATAATCTTCTTCATTAGATTGTTGTCTGTAGTTAGAGTTCCTTCCAAAATGGCTATTGGAGCGAATCATAAAATTCATTTCCGGTGTTCTTCTCATTAAATTATTATATGCAATACGAGCAGTAGGAATTTTTTGTCCATTAGGTAATGTAAGTGAAGACTTATCATCTATACCTTCATCTATTTGGTCTTGTATTGAATCTCTTTCTTCGGGATTAAGCCATTCAAGACCATACATGAATCCATCTAAACCTAATTGACCATCTTTACTTGACCATTCTTTGACTTTATCGTTAAAGTGCATATCTCTTAATTCATCTTCGGTAGTACTTTCATCTTGAGGATTTTCTTTTCGCCATCTTCTAAAATCTCTTTCATACAAATCGTATTGATGATTACCAACAGTACCAAATGAGTTTATATCTCCTAAAATTGGTATAGTTTTTTTACCTATTTTATATCCTGTCACTAATGGACTATTAGCCTCGGTCATTTCTTTAAACCATGCTCGCTCCATATCTTTTTCTTCTTTCCCATAACCACCCGGTCCTAAAGCCCTAAGCATTTCAAACATATTCGGTAAACCACTATGAGAATTTTTTTGTCGTAGAGGATGATTCATTTCATGATAAGGAAAATGATGGTCTTTGTATGAAGAAGTAGGTTTAGCCATATAATTAGGAAAAATACTATGACTTCTACCTTCATTTTTAACTAATCCATTCGCCCATACATGATTAGTAGGTTCTCCAAATGTAGGCTTTGAAGCCAACATATAACCTTCACCTTCTTTCAAAGGAATATCAACTTTATATTGTGCTTCTTCGTCTACTTTAAGTATAATTTCAGCAGTATCTTTTAGACTTAAAGATAAATTATCTTTGGGAGATTTTTCTAATGTTTCCCAAGCCATTATGTATTCTGCTGCATTACGAGATAAATCCAAACCATCATATAATGAGATTAACAACTCATTTTTAGAAATATTAAATTCATCTTCAAACATTTTTTCACCGCCTATGATAGCGGTTCAAATTGAGGGCAAGCGTGTATATCCATACCCTTATGTAAATTACAACCCGATGTATTAGTGCCGCCACATTTCCTACAAATAATTGGTAAACCCGCTTCTCCCGCTTCTCTAAATTGAGAATTAATATTACCCTTTTTGATTGCGATAGGCTTCTTCATAGAATCACCTTAATAACCGGACTTATCAAATGACTCTTCTCTTTCTACTCCGCTACCCTCATGAGGGTTCATTCTTTGAGAAAGTTTTTCTGCATTAAACGCTTTATCAGTTTTCTTCTTAGGTTTAGCATCTTCTGTTTCAATGGTTCTTCCATTAGTAGTAAAGTAGCCGGATTTAGTTTGACCGCCCGATTCTGCTACAAAGTGTGGATTTACATTAGTAATTTTCTCCGGTTTAAATCCCGGTTCTGCTTTAGCCATCTTACCACCGCATCCCATCTTCATGCATTGTCCTGCTTTGTTGAGTTTGCCACCATTACACTTAGGACAGTCTTTTGCGTCTTTCATAATAGTACTAATTCTTGAGTTTAATTGTTGTGCTTTTTCTAGCATGAGTGTAGTTTCATAACTCATTTCTTCATATCTTGGCTTCATTGAATCATCTCCCTGTCTTTAGATTTATTTGCTAACTCATGAATGTCATCCCAATCCATACTATGGAACTCTTCATTAGTTTGTGGAATAAATGAATTTTGTCCTTTTAGAATACTATTATCGTTAAGGTCATTTCTAAATGGGTCATTTGGTACATCTTCTGTAAACGGAGTAGTAGTTTTTACCATACCCATTTTCTTTAATAGACTATTAGGATTATTAAGTAAGTTTTTTAGACGAATATTCTCTTGTTTTAAAACTTCAATACTATTATCCATAACTTCCATTTTAGTAATTAAAGCATTTACTAAACGCTCGGAGTTATCTTCTGTCATAATAAAACCTCAATTAGAATAACGACCAAAAGTACCTGCACTACGAGTAAAATTTGATTTTCTTATACCCGATGTAATAGAACCCGGAAGTCTTTTTCCTTCAATAGAACCTTCTCTTCCTCTTCCTTCTGTAAACTTCATAACAGGTACACCACCGGCATAAATATCATTTGGTCCATTCGCAGAAATAGATTTAGTAATCATAGTGTTCAAATCATCAGCAAGAAAATCAGCAAGTTTTTGAACTTCTGTTAAATGTTGCTTCGCTACTTCGGCATCATCGCTTTCAAGAGCCGTTAAAAACCCCTTTTGAGCCATTTCTAATTTACGAGCCATTGGGTGCATTTTCAATAAATCCATCTTCATCCCTAACCATCTCACATAGTCCTATAATAAAAGAGTTTCTTAAGCCCCTCTAAAATTTCTTGCATTTTGTAAGGCATTTACATTTTGTTGCCCTAGTGATGCTTGTGGTCCTCTTTGTTGTACACTTGTTACAGGTGAACCACTTCCTGCTGATGTTCTTCTTTGAGGTGCGGCAGGTCCACGATTACGAATACCCATACCTTCACCGCCCGGTTGAGAAGGTGGCATAGGCATTGTACCTTGTGGCATACCCGGTGGCATTCCTCTCATCATTGGTGCGCCCCCCATAGGCATACCCATTGGCATTCCTCCACCCATTGGCATACCGCCCGGTGGCATTCTACCTCCACCCATTGGCATACCGCCCGGAGGTGCGCCACCCGGAGGTGCGCCACCCGGAGGTGCGCCACCCGGAGGTGGTGCTTGTTGCTCTTGAGGTTTACGATATACAAATTTAATATCATTACTTGTGTCACCATCAATAAGTTCGGGTACAAATCCAAGTTGTGTCATTCTTTGTGCTACATTCAGTTCTTGTTCATCCCTGCGTAGTCTTGTAATTTCATCTTCTTCTTCATTTGGATAAAGAGTTAATTTCCAATCAAATACTCCCATTTGCTTTAGAATCTTAGGGAATAACATATCTGTATATATTTTTTGTCCAAACTCTACTGCACGATTAGTAACAAGAATTTGTAAACCTTCATTATTCAAACCACCCGATTTACCATTATCTACCATAAATATACTTGATACACCGTAGTATGCGGCAATACGATTTCTTATCTCATCACGAACTGCCATATATTGCATCTCTTCAAGTGTGTCCATGAACTTTATCCAATTCACTCCACCTCTTCCTGTAGATGATTCTATACCAACTTTAGGAATATAATGGGGGTCACGCTCCATTTTTTCATCAACTGATTTCCAAAATGATTTCATAGATTCAAGATTATCAGTTGTGACTGATATGATACCTTTAGGCATTCTTCTCTTTTGATAAGCAGTATACATGTAATTGTCCATAGCAGTAAGAGTCATGGCTTGCCTCCACATTGTATTAACAGGTGAGCGACCATAGAGTTTAGATGGGTTATACTTACTTACATGTATTACTTCTCCTTCTACGAAGTACTGTGTTTTACCACTACCCGCCATATTCACATAATGGACATCTTGTAAATCACTACCACAAATTTCACACTTGTCATCTTCTGCATGAGTTTTTACTTGGTCACGATGAATTAAACATGTTTTGTAACGACCACCTCTAACCCCTCTTTTATCTGCTACTATACGCATAAAGATAGGGTCACCTCTAATCATCTCTTTAACACGATAAAAAGATACTTCCTTACTTTCGGGGTCAATATAATATTCTTTTACAAATATCAAAAAAGCATCATCAACAATATTTAGGTCGTTTTCTATTTCATGGAGAATATGCATAAATTGTTGTTCCATGCTATTTTCTTGTGTTAATAACCATTTAGCATATACCATTTCATCAGCATCGGGTTTTCTTACCGGACTTTCACATATTTTACATTGTTGTACTTCATGTTGATGTTCTTCTCCACATTCAGTACATTTCAATAAAAATTTCTTTTCCCAATAATATCCTCTTCTAAACATTTCTTGGCGAAGTTTAGATAATACAGTTCTAAGAATTAAACACTCCGTACTTACGGCAAACAACGCAGGAATAGTAATTCCTTGTGCCATTACAGGTTCTTGAATACCACTTGTCCAAAGTGGCATAGTAGGTGTAGGGGATGACTTACGCTTGAATGGTTTACTCAATGTCGTTAAGAAACGACTTATTCTACTTTCATCATCTGCCATTACAAACTCTCCGCATAACTACCTATTGTATCTGCATCCAAGTTCCATTTACTCAAGAAACTATCGGCCTTCTTCTTATCATCTTTCCAATTATTATATGTAACAAGTTGATACAATTCATTTTTTCTCATCTTATCCTTTTCATCTACAAAAGACAAAACCGCTTTAGCCTGTAAAGACTTCATTTTAAGATGAGGTAAAATCCCTTTTAGTAATTGTCTTAAATCATCTTTAGATGAGAATATGAGTCTATGTTGGCTTCTTACACTTTTTTTATGTATTCTTTGATTAAGAACTAAACGACCACAACCTAATGCTTTGTGTAGTTCTTCGCATTGTAATTTACCTCTTCCACCTGTTGCTATAAAAGTGGCTCTTGGTTCACCTCTTTCTGTAATAAATATACTACCATCAGCATCAAGAAAACCTGCGGCGTAAGCCCAAATATCTTTTATAATTAAACCATGAGTATCTAGTTTAACATAATTTCCACGAGAAGATGCTTTGTAAATATCTACTTCTTCTCCGTACATTTTTATTAATGCACTTATTTTTGTAGGTGTAACTGATTTGTGAAGCACCCCACCCCCTCTACGAACTAATTCACGACTACCTAAAGAGCCGGATTTTGTTAATTCTTTAGATACATAATCTAAAGTTTGTTTATCAGTTTTTGAAAGTGAATCTATTTGGTGTAATGCGTTAGTCCACATTTTCCGAGCGTCTTTTTTAATTTGTAAAGCATTAGCCCATTCTTTTTGTTCATCTATACCCCAATCGGTATTATCATTTAGAATATTAAGCACAGTCATTGATTTAAGATATAATTGACAGGCTTTTTGTAAAGATGATGAACGGGTTTCTCCGAACTTACGAAGTGCTTTTAGACTTCTATCATTGAGTCCTATGTTTTTGATTACCTCTTCTAAACCTTCACTCCAAGATAAATTTCCTATTGTGGCTTCTACTTCCATTGCTTTGATAGTACGGACATCATCTATGATAGCATCAATACTTTCACGGTTATTTTTATCTACCCTTCGCATTTTTCTACACATACGAATAATAGAATTAGCATCTTTACCATATGTAGATTCTAACCACCCATCTCCATTTTGAGCAAACTTATATGATTTTATGTCATCGTTTGAAAAAATACTTGAAGTTTTAATTATAGGGGCTTTACTAATATTGAAATTAGGGTGTTGAGATATATTCAATAATACTGCTTTAGTGACTTTATCAGCAGGGTGTACACCTAAATCGTACTCATCGCCAAGTAAAGCACTTCCCCACATATTGACCACGAAATTGTCCTATCTATTTAATCTATTCCAAGCGTCATCAAATGCTTTTTTCTTGTCATCTTTTGGTTTTTCCATACCTTTAGGTGGTTTACCACCAAGTGCGATAACAACAACCATGCCTTTCTTTTTCTTCTTATCATCTTTCATATCTTTCATCTCCTTTACTATTGTAGGTTTACCACCGACTCCTTGCTTCTTTGCTCGCTTTCTTTTAGTAGCGGCTTGCTTCTGTCCTTCGGACATTGAGCCGGAAGTCTTTGGAGTTTTACTTGAAACTTTAACACTTGGTCTACACTTTGGGTAGCCTTTGCTTGATTTACTTGCTTTACTACGACCACATGGTGGATGAGAACCGTCTTTCTTTTTACGAGATACATCAACCCACTTTTCTTTGAACCATCGGTTCAAGTTTTTACGGATTAATATTTTACTCATTTTACCCCCGCCCAAGCATCACATACATGGTCTGCACGACACATAAAATCATACCATTTACAATAACCTGTCATGGGGTCATCGGTTTTAGATGAATCCCATGCTTTACAATTACCGCATTTTTTAGAGCCTGTAGCCTTTCTATAATTAGGAGCATCTTCTTTACCCTTAAGTAAAGCCCAAGCCTTAACCATAGAAGCGTGATTCATTTCTTCTTCCCCTTTTTCTTAAACTTACCACGGCAATATTGCACCGCCCAACCATTCGCATAGGCTGATGGATAGACATCGAATTTTTTCTTAGCCGCCGCTTTTCCGGCAGGGCATAACTTCTTTTGCATATAATCCCAAGCATCTCCCATGCCTGTACAATGTTCACAATTACAACTCATGGTATCACCCAATCATTGTTTCCGTGGTTTCTATGAGGTTTACCTGTTAGCCATTCATCAAATCCGGGCATTACATCATCGAGTAATACTACTGAACCCTTGAACTCTTTTGTACCCCAATTAGCCAAAGCCAAAGCCATAGCCAAGTCATCGTGAGTACCTACTGATTCTAATTTACCATTCTTTTGCATACCAAATCTGTTTAACTCGGATTCTAATTTATGAGTAAATTCACGACTACGCTCATCCCCATAAGGAGTTTTAATTTGTCCTTGCTCAAATGCCATAAGAAGTGACATAAACATACTTTCTTTTCTTTGGCGTGTTGTCATAAATGTACGAATAGGAATATCCCCTCTCATATCTTGAAGTTCTGCGGCGAACATACGCTGAAAGTTATTTCCTTCAAGTTCAATTAAATCCGGTTGAAACCTGTTATTTAACAGTAAAATATGTTTTTTCTGCGCTGCACCGCCTAAACCTTTCTCGTGTACTATACCTACAATTTGTTTTATATTATCTTCGGGTGGTGTTCTCAATACCAACATAGCCGTGAAGTCTGCGTTTTTATCGGATGCTATTGCAGTATCCCACCCGATAAAATGTTGCCCGAATACACCTGCCGGATTTCCTTCTTCATCATACTCGGTGTCTGCTCTATCAAGAAGCACTAACTCTCTATCACGAGCCTCTTCAAGAATACTAGCAGGAAACATACTCGCTACATCGTGAATAGGTTCACATAAATATTCACGAGAAAATTGTATAGCGGGCATTGATAATCGTCTTTGTTCAAGAGCCTCAAGATTCCATCTTTCCGGCCAAAGAGCCACACCTTCTGCATTGATAGCAGGGTAAGTTTCAACAGTAAAAGTTTCTTTTTGTTCTAGTTCGGCGTATAAATCGTTATAACTAAACGGTGTACCTACCATCATAAGTCTTGCCGAGTGGTGCAGTACAGGAAGTAATACACCATAGAACCAATCGGCGGCTCTTTGAAGTTCTCCACCTGTAGTACCCCATAGAATATCATCACATACTACTACATCGGGGTGGAAACCACGAGTAGCACCACCAACCGACTTAGCCATTATACGACTACCATTGGTGAACTCAAAATATGATTTCGCCCACGGTCTGCCTTGTTCGGGTTTTAAGTGTCTAAGAATTTCTGCACCTTCTATAGTATTACGGATAAACCTCATGTGTTCAAGGGTCTGTTCTAAAGAGTGAGAAAAAATCATGATGTGAGTACCGGGGTTAAAGGCTGCTATCCATAAAGCATAGGACATAAAAAGAGTAGATTTACCGTGGTCACGGCTCGCTTTAACACAATAGTATCTTTGGCTTTTCAAACCTTCATCCCACATTTGATGGTGATGGCTATAATGAAATTCTAGTATATCTGTAAAAAAGAATTTAAATGACTTCTCCGCCATTTTTCTATCCATATCAAGGATAAACTCTTCCATATTTTCGCTCATAGTATCAACTCAATTTTAAGAATGTATATGCTGATACCATAGCAACTTGATGTGGATTCATTTTGTAAACTGTGTCTGCACCCAACTTTTCCATAAGTGTAGAAGCAAAGAACTCCGCTTTTGCTTGCTTATTTTCATCTGTAAGCATATGTAGATTTTCTTGACCGGGTGCTACTACAGGAGTTCCATTTCCTTGAAGCATGCTTACATTTTCTTGACCGGGTGCTTGTGGAAATTGGTCTAATCTAGTTTGCCCCATTGGTTGTTGTGCCATCTGTTGAACAGGTTGTGGTTGCATTGGTTGTGGTTGCATTGGTTGTGGTTGCATTGGTTGTGGTTGCATTAATACCGCATTATGTTGTTCTAATGTTTTTACAGGTGGTGCAGGGGGTACTTGATGGGGAAGTGGAATACTTTGTATTTGGTTAGGCGGATAACCCGGTGGTTGCATTTGAGATACAGGCATAGCGGTCACATTAGGAACGGAAGTATTTGGAACAACAGGTGAAGGTCTTTGGGCTTGGATAGGAACTCCTGTTGGGTGACCTGCACCTAAATTGTTAAAAGCCGTTGTTGTGCTTAATTGTTGTTGTGGATAAGTTGATGGTTGTCGTCTTTCTCTACCGGGTATTAAGGGGGCTTTACCGGCATCCGGGTTGTACCGGCTACCAAGAAATGAATTTCGGTCTATGGGTGGTCCTACCGGACCTTTCGCATGATTATTTTGTGGGTCTAATGCCGCATCAACACTAAATTTTGCCGGTGGTGTTTTATCTAATTTATGTTTAACAGGTGCGTGTGATAGAGTAGGGTCAGCCGCATCACTAATCATTCTACCTGTTGGGTCATTTGCTTCAAAAGCATAACCCGCAGTAAGAGCCGCACCAAGAGGATTACCCGCTTGTGCCTGTTGTGCTACTTGATTTGCGGTTTGTACTGCGGCTAAACCTTTACCCGCCATACCCGCAAACCCCGCTAATCTTGCTAGTGGGCTAACACCCGGTCTGCTAACATCATATTCGCTAGTTGGATTTTTTCTTCTTTGTCCGAAAGCAACTCTAGCGAAATCCATAAAAGATTTACCTTTACCCGGTTGTTGCATCAATTGTGGTTGAACTTCTTTAACAAGCACATCTTTAGGTACTGATTTTTTAACAAGCACATCTTTAGGTACTGATTTTTTAACAAGAATTTTAGTCATAATATTACCTCATGTTTAATTTGATTACCTTTACAACTTTAGGTTTTACATTATACGCCTTAGCGATTTTATGCCAATCACCCATTGTTTCATTAATTGAATTTACTTCACCACTTGTTAAACCTACATGCTTTGCTAGATACTCTACTTCGGAAAATACATTTCCGTGATTGATAGTAGTATCTAAAATGGCTTCATGTTTTTGCATTCTTTCCAAAGCCTTTAGTGTTCTATCCATAATCGGTAAATGAGAATCTTCGGCTTTCATATATTGAGTAAGTAATTGTTGTCTTGGGTCGGCAAGAGCAGTTTGCGCTCTTTCTTCAATAGGTGTTAATTCCGGTGTAGGAGCAGGTGTTTGTCTACCAATAAATTGTCTAAATCTATCGGGGCTTAAATTAGCAATTTGGGGTCTAAGTTGTTGATATGTAGGGTCTAATGGTCTTGGTGCTTGTGACACGGCCACAGGAGGTGTCCTACCGGGAGGTAAAGAAACCGGAGGTTGAGGTGCAACATTGAGTGTAGGTGAGGGTGTTGCAGACATGCCACCTTCCGGTAGGACTTCGGGTTGTGGTGGAATAGGCATTCCATCACTTGGGGCATAATCTTCTATGCCGTGTAAATAACCATCCATATGCGGGTCTAATGAAACATCAGCCCCCTCTTGTGGATAACCATGAATATCAAGGTTTTGCATAGGTTCAGTAGGAATATCACCGATAGCCATTCTTACATTGTGACCTCTTGCCCCTGCTTGATGGTCTGCGAGTGCTTCTAATATACCACGAAATCTATCTACATGACCCATAGCCCCTTCGCTATATGGTACTCCCATCGCTTCTAATTCATCCGATGTGATTTGATGTTCTCCAAATTTACTTTTTTCTTCACTACTTCCTTGACCCGATGCACGAGCAAGAGCCATAATTTTACCGGCAGTACTGTGCATACCTTGACCGCCTTTTTCTCCGGGTTGGAAGAAACGCATGTGGTCATCATGAGATAGAGAGTCTTCTTGTGCGCCATATTTTTCCATCATATGATTATATAGATTTTTAAAATCTCCTTGAAAACTTCTACCAAATAAAAACATCATAGCGGGTACATGTGCAATATCCTTAATCAAAGACTCACGCATGTCCGGTGTTTGTAATACTTCTCTTAGTGGTCTTTGTACCATATCGGGGCTACTCATTTTACCCGATTGATTGTATGTGATATTAATATCCGGTATATGTTCTAATCCATTTGCTATTGCTTGGTCTATCATAGAATGCGCCGCTTGATATAATTTAGTGGGTACTTTACCGGGTTTATTTCCGGCTTTGTTAAGTTTAGGATAAAAGAAAGCATCGGGTAAGTGATGTAATGATTCCCATGTGTGTACATTTTCAGTACCCGGAAAATATCCTTCGGGTGCATTACCCATCATATCCGATGTGACTTGACCGGGGTGTTCTTTGTGTTGGCTTCTTATGTAAGAGCGAATGCTTCCGTTTTCATCTTGTACCATAGGAACTGTATAGTGTGCATACATGTATGGATATTTTACAAATGGTAATGATTTCCACATTTCCGGTGACATACCGTGTTGGTCTTCAAGAACATGTTGTAATTGCTCATGAAAAGGAATTGAATATGATTCTATAAATCTACCCATAGGAGTTTTTTCATAGTTTTTATTAGTATATGCGGTGACTAATGTACCATTGTTAGTACGAGTTGGTCTTATTGCTTCTTCTCTTGTACCTTTACCGGGTGGTAATACACCCGCACGAATTTTTCTCCAAGCCATATTATCAAACATAGGTAATTGATGGTCTTTATCATTGGTGTGAGTGCCATTAAATTGTTTAATTGCTTGATTAATTACTTCTACAGGACTTCTATTAATACCATGTCTACCTAGAAACTCCCCCATATGACTTGCTAAAGCATCAATACCATGTTGAAAAGCCCCCATTTTAGTGTTGTAAAGTAGTTCTCCATGCTTACCATTTGTCCATTCACCGGGTAAAGATTTACCTCTACCATCATGTGCAAACAATGGTAAGTCTTTTTCACTTGGTGGTGTAAAATGTGTTGGAGGTGGATTGCGAAAAGCAGTTGGACCTTCGGGGGTATAACCCACCATACTCCATGCTTTCTGTATTAGAGGTTTTATTCCTATCAACCGAAATGCCCCCTCTTACCGGATAAATGCCCCGCAGGGTCAAGACCTAAACGACTTGAGTTTGTTTCTAAATTCTGTGTTGGTCCATCATTCTTTTCTTCTTCATCTTCATGTTGTTGTACACCGGCAGGATGAGTAGGTACTTGACCGTTTTCAAAAGCAGAACCTCCACCTTGTACATATTTCATTAATTTATTTCTTTTTCTTGATGCGGCGATTAATCTACGCATAAGTTCTAACATTTCAGTTCTATTTGCATAGCGATTAGTTTTGAGAATATCACTTTGAGTTCTTTCTTCACTCATCATCATAGTAGAAGATGGTGCGGGCATACTTGGTACACTACTCATAGGTGGTGCTATTTGAGGTGGCATAGGTGGTGCAGGTGGCATAACGGGTCTAATTCTTGGCATACGAGGTCGGCGTAATCTTGTAAGAGATGGTTGCCTCATTTGCCCTGCTTGTCCGGGTAGCATTCCTGTAAGTCTACCTCCACCTGTAGGTCCGGCTTGAAAACTTCTTGCACTATGTCTTGCGTGTGGTGAAAAAGTGTTTCTTACACCACCAAGAATTTTTTGTGCTTCTTGTTGCCCCATATATTGACGATATTTTTGTGGGTCTTTACTCATAGGTTGTTTTGTAGCAATACCACGGTGGCTCATTTCAACAGATAAATGAGGTTTCATTAAACCTGTTTTTCTTCCACCTTTGATACCACGCATTCTTGATTTAAATCGGCGCATAGTAGCACCCGCACCACCGGACTGACCACCGGGTGGTTTTTTGAATTGTCCTGTAGATGGTCTAAAATTTTGCCTTGCTTCACGGCGACGGCGAGCCTGTATAGTTTTTGGAGTTTCACGCTTTAGTAAATTACTCCAAGCGTCATCCATTGGCTCACTCATAGTAAAATCGGTATCTTCATTGAAAGGAGTACCTGCAAATGTAGGCATTTCTTCCCTTTCCATCATATTAGGAGTATATGTTCTTCGCATAGGTTTTCCTTGTAATCCCGCATAATAAGGTAAATTTTCATAATCGGCTTCTTCAAGATAATCATGAATATCATCTGCAAATACAGGTTCATTTATTTCTTGAGCATCCTGTATTAATTCATCGGGTACATCATTATATTCCCTCATTAAATCAACTTTTTCATTTCTCATAGCATCTACAAAACTATCAAGTGCGGCAGGTAGACCACCTACATTTTCATTTCTAATACTTGGTTTTGAAAACATATCCAAAAACTCATCTTGATGTTTACTTCCTTCTGCATGAGGTTCATCTTTTTCATTTAAAATGGGTATATCGGGTAAGTGTTCTACATTATCAGTAAATTGTCCGTCTTGTATAGTATGTACACTTGGAGGTCGCATTCTTAGTTGTTCGGGTGATAATTTTTCGCCCAATTGTTGAGCCATTCTTTGGTGCATAGGTAAATCATCACCTAAACCTTCAATCATTTGACGATATGCGGCAAGACTACCGGGGTGCGTATCTCTTTTCAACAACTCACTCCAAGCGTTTTCCATCGGCTCGCCTGTTCTAACTGCGGAATTACCCGTACCCATCGCTGAACCTGTACCTGTTTTTGCACCTGTGGCTAAGTCAAGTAAATGTCCACGACTACCTGCCGGTCCACCTTGAAGTCCTATTTCACGCTCGTCATCACGCTTATTTCCGTCATCTAATCCTTCTTCTGTAGGTAATGATGGACCACTACCTAATCCTTGAGATGGTTTTATTTTGATATGCTTAATATTTTTTAGCCTATCTTTTCTTTCTTCTTCCTTAATTTGTTTATCTTCTCGACGCTTATCTGCATCTTCGGGAGAAGTAGGACTATATTTATCGCCGTCTTCATTTGCTGATGAATACATAGTATTTGATTCACTTCTTGGTGAATACATTCTTGTGTCCGAACCACGACCCATAACCATTATTCTACCCCCATGTTTTCAGCCAACTGCTTTCTAATTCTTGTCCAAGTTTCCGGGCTTTCTTTACTAAGTTCTATCTGTAGAACATTAATAGTTTGATTGACTTGTTGATTATCAGTCTTAGCCCCCCATTGGTCTTGGAAGCGAAGTAAGTCTTTTACCGTTTCTCTAACTTCTTTGTGAAGTATTACTGCATCACGAACAAAACCATCTTCATGAACTGTACCTTCATCTAAAAGTTCGGATAGTTTTTGATTTAATTTTTCTGCATTTGAGCGAAGTACTTGTATTTCTTGACCTGCGGCTAATGCTACTTCATACGCCGCAGTTTTTTGAACTAAAGGTTGAAAGTGATTTTTCATATGATTGTAAACAGTTCTTTCTGCAATTTCAAGTTCATCTGCTATCGCTTGAGTATCTGCGTTACCTTGAAAATATTCATTTTCATATTCGGCTCTTTTAGGACTTGAACATACAGGACATGATGGGTTAGCGGCCATATGATATTCTCCCATATGATTACGGAAGTGTCTATCAGCAGTATTGGCTCTCCATCCCATTGTTTTGTCTAATTCTTTAGGTGAAATGTGACCATTTAGAAGTTGTTCTTCTATTTCATCTCTACTTTCACTCGTACAAAGTTTGCAAGACCGTTTAACTACACGCTCCGCCCCCTGCATGTACGGGCTTAGATGTACCCCTTACAAAACGCTTATGGATAAATATAACTTGGAAAGTACTATGTGGAGGGCTAAGAGAGTAGCAGGTGTACCGTTAAATATGTACACATTAAAGAGTTTAACTCAAGCAGTAAAAGATACTGTAAAGGGTGATATATGTCCACCACAAATTTTTGATTTAAGAAAACAAATATGCGAAACCTGTCCACATGGTGGTAAAAGATGTAATCTGTGTGGTTGTTATATTAACACTAAAATTAATTTACTTAATTCTACATGCCCTATTGGCAAGTGGCCTTCACCGAGTGATTCTACTGTAAATGCTAGTGAGTAATATAAAACTTGCAAATAAACCAACTAAGAAATAAGATACTGTAGATGACGGCATTGAGCCTCCTTTGAATACAAGTATCATACTCATACACACAATCATGGAAATTAATTGTACCATAATCATATCTATAATTACGCTTCTATTTGGGTTTAATACATCTAAAGTTGTGGCCGCAAAAGATTGCGGTATATACGAATTATAATCTTTTTCTAACATTTTATCTTCCTCCTGTAATTAGTGAGCGAGCGAAATTACCAACGCCACCACCGACTTTATTCATCATGCCTTCATCAGCAAGTGCGGCGGATAATGCATTACCCATCATTGATTGTTGAGCAAATGTGGCTAACTGTTGTTGTGACATATCACTTTGGTTTACTTGTTGTTGAGCAGATGATTGTAAATTAGTAAATTGACTAGCAATATTTTCTGCACTCATAGTTTGTAAATTAGTAGGTAAAGTAGTTGTATCTAATTGCATAGTACCATCATCTTCATTAATTTTAAAAGTTGCACCACGCAGTATTTCAAGTACACTTAATGTTACTACGCTACCAATCATTTCAATGAATATTCCCATTTGACTACTTGCTATGAATTTTTCTATAGGTACTGAATGTTTTAGTAATTCAATTTGTATTTCTAGTTCAGTAGGTGGTTGTACAGGTTGTGCCATAAATTGATTCGCCTGTTGTTGTTGCTGACCAAATATACCCGCCATAAATGGATTTACTTGTTGTTGTGGTTGCCCCCACGGATTAGCATTTTGTAATGGCATTTGTCCTTGTTGAGATTGTACACCTAAATTTAATGTACCTGTATTTTGGGTATTTCCGCTTAATCCAAACATCTCTATCACTCCTTCGGAAGAGTATCTACCAAATTAGGGTTTTGATTGATTACTTCTTCTACTTGTTGGTTTAACATATTTTGAAAAGCAGGTGTAGGTTGATTAAACATAGCCAACTCATGTTGAAATATTCTTAAATCAAAACTAACTATAGTAATATCGTTTTGCTTTGTCATAGGATTAGTATAATACTGAATGTTAATTCCTTTAGTTTTCCTTGAATCTTTTTCTAATTCAGCAAAAAATGGTTCATATTTCTTTAGCATTTCCGGTGTAGGGTCATTCTTTTTTATTGCAGTTATTGGTACAGTTACTATTGATACTCCTTTTTTGACTCTATCTCTAAGTCTTCTTGGATTAGATTCACTTAATTTATCTTCTTCTGCTTCCCATTTTACTAATAAATGATACAAATGCATATGTTCGGGGCAATATGTACCCCGCATTTTACGACCACTTGAAACTTTTTCACGAGCAACAAACGCTTCCGGTTCTCCGGTTACCGGATTTTTCCAATACAAATTCCACAAAGATTCTCCTGTATCTTCATCAGTAATTTTAGCATATAAATTATCATATTGAATTAGGTTAGCACAATCACAACCATCTACTACACATACATGACTTTGTTTATTATAGCGATATTTCCTTCCAAAAAATAGTCTAAAAGGATTAATTATACTTCTTTTAGCAGGTGTAAGTAATTTGTATGCTTGTTTAATGTCTTTTTTTCTTGCTTTTAATGGATTAGGATGACGACTTGGATAAAAATTTACTTTAGGTACTTGTAAATCAGTTTTCTGTGACGCTTCTCGCATAGCCGCCTGTGCCGTTGCTTGTTCTATTAATGCTCTATGAGATAAAGTATCATTTCCTTGTTGGCTTAAGGCGAGTAAATGTGCTTGATTTACTTGACCTAAACTCGGTTGATTGCCTCCTGTATACATATTTATACCTCCTTTCTTACTTCAAGATAAAATTGACCATCTATAGTCTTTAATTTCCAAATTATTTTATCCCCTGCTTTAATTTCTAATAATTCGGCCATCGCATTAGGTACTACTGTCCTTACACATTTTGTATTCTTATTTACTGCTATAATTTTTGTAACTTTTTCCATAATATCACCTATGTTGATAATAAATCTATTAATGTAGTTTCTACATTCCATCCTATTCTTGTTGCCATGAAAGACCTTCTTGAAGGTATACCTGCTTTTTGTAATCTTACTAAATCATCTCTAAAAGGGTCAAATACTTTATGTTCACCAATTCTATTTTGTTGCCAAAGCATAGCGGCAGTTTCATCAAAGAATCTATCAGCCTTATTTGCTACAAGCATCACAAGTTTTGGTACATATTTTTTCCCTTTCCATCTGCTACGCAAATTACGATACCTATATTGTCTATTAATTATACAATCTACTAAATATTTAAATCCGCCAATTTGTTGTAGTGCTTCATCACCACCACCAAATGCTCTTTCATCAAACATATAGACTACTGCTTCTACTTGCCGATTAACCATATCATCTATCCATAGTGACCAAAAACGCTCCTGTCCACCTAAATCCGCAGAATATACTACTCTTCTATCTCCTTTCCATGATATACGCTTTCTTGTAGGTTTAGGTAAAAGGTATCTACCGAGTAATCTCATGTGACTTGTTCTTTCTTCTTCGGGTATTTCTTCCATTTCACCCGGAGTAGTCATGTATCTATCAAGAGTGGTTTTACCTACCATTGCTGAACCATAAATACCCACTTTTCTTGGTCGCCATGAATTGTATAGGTTTTGACCATATACGGCTACACCAACTAAAGCAGTACCGGCAGGTTCAACCATTTAATCACCACTTACCCATCCTTCTACTTTATTCCAAAACCATTCTACTGTATTTTCCCAAATAGAATCACCCGTTTTAAGTTCAAAAGCACTTGTAATAAAAATAGCAATAATAACAAATAAAAGTGTTCTTAACCAACCTACTCCTTTTTCATAATATGTATCAAGCATATTTTGAGTATGCATAGCCCTTAATGTTGCTTCCGTAGAATCATCAGTAGGGGTTTTAAAGATACGACCCAAACAACCACCTCATTTCTTTTTCTTATCTTTTGGTTCTTCTTCGGTAATTCCAAGATTAATAGGTTGTTCTATTTCAGCGTCGTGGTTTGGTATACCGGGATTAAATTGTCCGGTATCATATTGTGAAACTATAGATTGTGAACCACCCGGTACACCCCAACTTGGAGGCATTTGTCCGGGGTTAGTTTCCATCCAACGCAATTCACGCTCAAGTTGGGCTTCTTGCATACGCATTTCCATTTCAACTCTACGATTATCAAAATTACTTTGCATTTTTTTGTATCTTAACTCTCTTGACCTTTGCATTCCGGTATTTCTTACTCTTTCTTGCATTTCTCTTTCAAAAAACATTTTAAAGAAATAATAGGCTATACCTTGTACAAAAAATGCAGCCATAGCGTATGTAAATCCGTTTAACATAGCCGTATCGCTTTCTAACCAAAGGTCTGCATCAAACACACCTATTGCTAATCCTACTAACGCTGATTGTGCTAAAATTAACCCCATCAATCTAATTTCTGCATCCGAGTCTTGTCCTGTTCCTTGCATGTTGCTCACCATTGGTCAATAAATTAGTCATTATAAACATTTCTATAGTTTCTTCATTATCCTCATTACTTCACTCATTGTTATGACTATATATTATTATATTATTATTATAGTAATTAATGAAGAATGAGGATAGTCATTTTATTGACTAATGTAATGAGGATAATGAGGTTTGAGGTATTACAGGAGAGTACCTTTGTCCTTAAAATGTCTTGCCCGATTAGTATGAGGGCTTTCCGGTACAATGGTATGGTCTTTGGTGTGGCTCATATCCGGCCCACCCTGCCCCATAATGTGTCTACGCCTACGCTCACGGTTCAACTCTTCACGGTACTTTACTCTCTCCGGTGAAGATTCATATTTCTTATCATACTCTAACTTATGTCGCTTGGCTTCGGGGCTTACACGCTCTTTGAGCAACCGCATAGCAATTTCCATTGGTTCGCTTAATTTAAATTCTTCAAGACCTTGTGTATCTGTTCTATTTAAATTATTTTTATCCCATTGAGTAAAAGGGTCGTGACTTTCTACTAAATCAAATTCATTATCTAATCTTACAGGCATAGGATGTACTTTACCTTTAGTGTCAATGTTTGATTCTAAAAGTATAGGAGGTATACCGGCTTCCATAATATCTTGCGCTAATTCTAAATTATGATGCTTTAAATTATTTACATCAAGTGTTTTATTCCACGGTACTAAAGTTCTCGCTACTTGATTTAATCTATCAAGAGTAAATGGTTTTCTATTTATTCTGTGTATATCGTTTTCATCTACATCTCCATATATTATTCCTTCGGGTTGGAAGTTTTTTCCTGTAAATCTTTGTGGAGTTGGTGCATTACCTGTAAAACCGTGTAAATTAAGTGGTCTAAATCTATCTTCAGTACCCCAATTGCGTTTAAGGGAAGTTGGAATATCGGGGTAATCTATCATTATACGCCCTGTATCTCTATCTCTTAACTTTCCCGATTGGGGTTCTAAACTTGGATTAGCCGAATATAATGATGACTGATATACATGTCTTCCCGATAAAGGT